TCTTTTTTGCCATATCATTAATATTTTAAAGTATTCATTTATTTTCTTTGCAAATATAAGAATAAATAATTTAATCTTATCTTATTTCTCTATTTATTTTTATAAAAATCCGAGGTTTTTGCTCGGTTCGCAGCAGTGGATTTAGGTTTTTTAGGCTTTCTCTTGATATGTGTGTTATAAGCCATATCCAATTTCTTAATATTGAATTCTATGTTGTTCACTTGATTATAGTTTACTGCTCTTTCCACACAGCAACGGTACTCTGGCCAGAATTTTTGTCCAAGCTTAACAGATTCGGTTTTAATCATGAACTTAGATACCATAAAACCAAAGGTATCAGCATCATCTTTAGTTTTAAATACATACATGTAGAATCTACTAAATTCATCTACTACTTCATCCAAAGGTCTTACTGGTAACAATAGATAACCATCGGTATATAGGTCCTCAGATATTAAAGCTACCCAATACTTTTTCTTTCCTGGTTTTACTTTATACCTAAACCTTTCCTTGAGTTTAGTGTGCATCCAATCCGGTACTCTATTAAGAAGATACTTGATATATATCTTATCCTTCTTATTCGACCGCCTTTTAAATGCAGATGGCTGTTGTAGCATCCTTGGAAGTATTCTAAAGTTATTCCACCTATCAAATTCAAGAATTAATCTTAGAGTGTCTATGTCCCATTCATCATCAGACTCCTTTAACCTCTTCATGTTTCTCTCTATATTTTTAGAGTTTACCTTTGGGAGTAATTGAGCTGAGTCTCCTGTGAATAAGCTTGCTTCTTTTCTTTTTAATCGTTTCTCTAAACATCCCTCCATATAATCTTGGAAATTCCTCTCACAGGGGCAATCTGGTCGAAAAATAGAAGTGTGTTTCTCAAAAAAATCCGAGAATAGCCTAAAGAATTTCTCTGACCGTTCCCGGATTTCAAGATACTTGTAATGAGATAACTTTAAAATTTCACCAGCTTCCCATGAAGATTTATTTTCTGATAGTTGAAGGAATAATGATTGTTGTTCTTTGTCTATTAAACAACTCCATGCCTTTTGTTGAGCCTCGTTCATCATATTAACTTCTTCTAAAATTCATTATACTATCAATTGCTTCATTGGTAATCTGATTAGGGTCATATTCTCCCTGATTAGCATAAAGCCTATCTGGGTCATGGTTTAAATAAACACTGTAGATAACATTGTCAAAAGGTAGCCATACTTCCATTCTTCCCATTTCTGGGTATATCAGTACTTTTACTCTTTTACAAAGATGGTCAACTTCTAATACTGTGGCATCTACTCCCTCATAGGGATATCCACGTAGTACTAAGTAATCTCCAGGATTCACCTTAACTAAATCGTCAACTGAAAATCTTTTGTTCTCTTTAGCTAACCTCTTAAACCGCCTTACTTCTTTTCTACTGCAAGTAGCCACTAAAGAAAAATCGTCAAAGTCTTCAGCATTATCAATTCTAGCCTTTTTCTTTCTTTGGTGCATTGTCTCGGTATTCCTTAACCAAGTCCTGATTCCTGATATATTCCTACGTAATTTATTAAGGAATGGCCTTGAGAATGCTAATTCTGTTGGCATCTTCATAAAGCCATAATTGAATAACACTGGTACCTCTTCGAATACCATCTTACCTTTTACTGTTTTCCTTAATACGTTTACTGTAGGGATAATTGCCTTGATTTGGTCATACCCCTTTTCCTTGAGTTCCTTATTAATCCTATCGGAGTACTTTCTTTCGATGTAGAAGATACAATATGAATATGGGGTACGTTTCTTCATGGTTTAGGAGTTTTTAAGAATTAACTTAGCTTGCTTATGAATTAATTTGTAAGGTACTTTTAATACTTCACTAGCCATGAATACCATAAGAGTATTCCCAGGTACTTGGATATACATTACCTTAGTAACATACTGGGCAATAATATCTCCAAGTTTAACACCTACTACGAAAAAGAATTCTTCTGCAGGTATAGAGTTATACCTCATACATAAGATGGGTACTTTCTTTGCCCTTTTAGCATCTTTACTTGCTTGTTCCCAGAATCTTAATATATCACAACCCTTATTGCCAAGCAGTATATGTTCAAATTTAATTTCTTTGTAGCTTTTACATTCTACGGATATCTTACACCTGTGAGCATGTCTTTCATCTACACAAGTAATATCAGAAGCGGCATCCTTGTTAGAATGCCAAGCTCCTGACATTGGAACTCTATTCCAAGTATAAGCGGTCCATTTAGTAAACCACTTAGACATTTTTAATTCAAATCTTGAGCCTTTTTTCTTACTATTCATGATGTATTGTATTTTATATCATTATAGTAGTTGGTACCTACTCAGGCCATTCACCTTTTCAACTTGCAGGATTTTAGTATTAGATAATGGAAGTGAATCTAAATGGGTAATTAGAAATAGGGTCTTATTTGCAAAAGTATGCCTGATTAAGGATGTAACCACCTCTACATTATCTGAGCTTAAAGATTCAAATACTTCATCTAAGAAGGCTAGATTAATCCCTTTGGAAGCAGTTAAAGATTCGTTCATAGCAAAAGCCATTGCTACATTACAAAGTTGTCGTTCTCCTCCCGATAGTTCATCATAATCAATAATTTGCCCATCCCTTTCAATTAAAGTATAAAAGTCCTTTCTAATAGTACCCAAATCTATACCAAATTCAATCCTGAATCCCAATACTTGAGAATATTTATCAAGTGTTCTATTTAACATATCCAGAGATGAATCAAACAGATAAGCCTTGATTCCATTATTACCAAGTGGGTCATTAAGTAACCAATCGTAGTTCTTTAACTCTAATTCCTTATTATGGTAATCCTCATCTACCTTACGAAGATTCTTTCTAATTTCCTTAAGTTTCTCTTTATACTTAGGAGACATAACCTTAAGTTTCTCTTGTTTGAGCTTTTCCAAATCCTCGTCAATAGAGGCAATATCTGAAGCAATGTCTTCACAGTCTTTTTGAAGTCTCTTATATTTCTCATTTGTAGTCCTCAATTCATCTAACCTTTCTAGAGCATCCTCATATTCTTCTCGTAACTTATCAGAATTAATCAGGGCATTGTAAATAATATCTACGCTCGCCTTTGCACGTTTGTAGTGGCCTTTATCTAACTGTATCTTAAGTTTCTTTACAAAATCTGGTAAAGAAACCCCTTCTGCAACCATTCTATTATCCCTAAGCTTTGACTTAAGAGTATCTACATAGGTACTATGTTTTTTAATCTTTACCTGAAGACTTTTTTCTACTTCATCCTTAAGTGCCTTTTGTTTTTCAATCAGTAACTTATTTAGCTTTTCCCTGTCTTTCTTTAACTCTCTACGTTCCGATTTGATTTTCTCTTTAAAACCTTTCTCCCTGTCACGTAAATCAAAGTAAGCCTCTTTACTGGCTTCCAATTCCCTTTTAAGTAACTCGGATTGATGTTCTACTTCGTTAGCTTGAGCTAACAGGTTATTTTTATCCTGCATAGCTATTCCTTTAGCTATATTCAAGAACTCAAGGTCAAATACTTCCTCAAATATCCTTTTCTTGTCGGCATTTGATTCTTGTATCAACCTCTTAATCCCTTGACCAAACATTATCGAGTTCATGAATAAAGTGTAAGATAATCCGAGTTCTGAATTAATGGCATCTTGGAGTTTATTCTTACCCTTTACATTCACTACCTCGTTATCTTTCATAAGGATAAGCCTATCTTTACCTTTAGCCCCATCCTCAAGAACTATATTGCATTTCTGACATCGGATAATTTTATAAATATGTTCTCCCTTTTGAAAGAATACCTCTACCATTACTCCTTGGTAATCTTTAGGTCTTACCTTTTCCCAGGTAGTTACTTCTGATACCCCTTTTAAATTTTTACCATATATTGCCCATACCAATGCCGATAAGATAGTTGATTTACCTTTACCATTCGGTGCTTTGATAAGTATGGTACAACTTGGATTTAAAGGTATATGTAGGTTTTCTATTGAACAGAATCCTACTACGTTCATTGTTGTAAATGTTAACATGATTCAGCTTTTTTAAGTATGTCAATCAGTAGTTCTTTCTTATCTTGTTCAGTTATACCTTTTTCCTTAAGATACTTCCTTGCTAGAGCTTTCTTAGAAAGTTGCTTAGTAATTTTATGGTTAGTATTTACTAAGTTACTAGTTTTCTTAGGTAAAACGGTATAATAATTGCCATCATCCTTAATATCCTCCTCAGATTCTACATCTACGAATTTAGGAAATTGCTTAAGGTGTACAAATTGCATTGATAAGTCTGAATAAATCTTCCAATAACCCAATTTACAATCTCTATCTGTTCTCCTTTGATGATTAGGTGCTCCTATCATATAAACCTTCTTTGATAGTCTTTGAGGTTTATGTATATGACCACATAATACCAAGTCAAATCGATTCAAGATATTTACATTGAGATTTTCTACAGAATCAACTTCCCTACCGTCGGTATCCTTTGCTCCAGGATAGTCAGTATGAAGAAGAAGTATGTTCTTTACATTCTTATCTAATTTGAGTTTCTTAAGATATTCACTTAGACCCACATTATTATCAATGTATGGAACTCCATAAATGTGGTAATCTCCATAAGAACACCATTTGATTCTAGTTAGATTAACACAGCTCATAAAATTCTTATGAAATACAAAAGGCCATCCCTTAGTTATCCTATCAATACGATTTACAGATTTCAAATCGTGATTCCCGTCTATATAAATCATTTTGAATTTTGGATAGTTACTCTCTAACCTATCAAACTGTTCAGCAATGAATATTGCTAAATCTTGGTCAATTGATTCTGGCTTATGAAATAAATCTCCACAGAACAAAGCAGGACATTTGTACTTTTCACATTGACCTGCAATAACGTCAAGGACCTTGATACTATTCAAGGTCCTATTGTTGTTCTCATTGAATTTTGCCCATAGATTTATGTGCAAATCTGAGAATGCTATAAATACTACTTCTTTACTCATGAAGAAAATCAATAATAAGTTTCTTACGAATATCCAAATTAGCTTCTCTTATACAGAGAACTTTAGTTTCACCATATATTGATTTGATTACTCCCTCTGTTGCACCGTATTCCAAGAGTTGATTCTTAAAAATGTTCTTATAAATAGAAGATATTTCCTTAGTAGGTAAGAATCCCCACAAGTTCAATACGTTATCCATTATAGAAGATATTAAGAACTGGAAGTAATTGTTATCTATTCGTTTACCATTATCTTCCATAACCCATTCCTTTACCATGGCAGTAGTAAAGTCTAATAGGATAAGATGAGTACATTGCTGATTAAGTAACATCTTGCAAGTTTCGAAAAAGTGTTCCATTTCACATTTAGGAACATTCTTGGCTTGCTTGTAATAGAAATAGGCAGCTAAATCAAGATAGCTTCTATCTGTAACAAACATATCCCTATCCCTGAACATTTTATTTCTTAAATTCATTACCTGAAAATCTTCAAGTAACAAATCTTTTGAATCCCTTTCTAACATCTCTTTGTGAGACATATCTTTTGTTTTAGGTATTAAATCTGATACACTACCAGATATAAAATCCAATACTGGAGGATATTCTGTTACATCAAACTTAATCATCCCGGGAACTTCCTTTGCTAAAGTGGTTTTCCCAACTCCACTTGCACCTGCAAACATTATTTTCATTCGGATAATTCTTTAAAGGGTTTTATAAATTCATTTGTCAAGAAAGATGCTAAAGAGTATTCGATACAAAGTTCTTTGAATTTCTCATACTTAAACTTCTTCTTTGACTTAATGGGTAATTTCTCTAATGGGTTGTGTCTTACAAACCAGAAAAGGTCTATTAACTGCTCATTTCTTTTCCATATTTGAAGATATTCTTTATTCTTACTCTGGGCAATAAACTTCTCAATTCTACCATCATCAAGGATTTTTCTTGCCTTTACTGGTCCTATACCCGGGAACCCTGGAATATCATCAGAGGTATCTCCAACCATGGCAAGATACTCTACAGTTTCATGAGAATGGTAACCGAATAATTCTTTGCAGTTATCCATTCTTATCATCTCATCTTTTCTGGGATTATATATCCTCAGGTTATTTGATAGCAACTGGTTAAAGTCCTTATCTGATGATATAAGTATCATTTTCTCGGATTGGAATTTTTTAATTGCAAGGTATGCTAAGAAGTCATCCCCCTCATATACTGTGGATTTCTTTTTATCAAAGATATAATTAATTCTTAGCATACCCAGCATTTTCATTATAATTGCCTTTTGCTTTTGCAATGATTCGTAATCTACAGATATATTTTTTCTATGTCCCTTGTAATTGGGCAATAACTTCGTCCTTACTGGTGAATGACCATTATCGAATGAAATATAAACCTCATCCGGTTCGAACCTTGTAAGATACATATGTAGAGATTTGAAAAATCCGAATATTGCCCCACTCGGTTTGCCATCGGTAGATTTAAGTTTTTCGAACTTATGAAAAGACTGATGGAGAATATTCTCTCCATCAATCAGTAATATTGTTTTCTTGCTCATCGTCCAAAATCTAATTCATAAAGTGAAACTTCTTGAATCTTTTCCTCTCCAAGATATACATCTAAATAATTCTCTGGTTGGCTATAAGCATCTAGATACCTAACCCTAGATTCCATTCTCAAATTTTTCTTAAGGTACTCTTTAATTACTTTCTCTATACCTTCTACCTCTTTCTTATTCATCGTCTTCCTCCTCCTCTTCTGAATCTGAATAGTTTTCATATTCTACACCATCGACTGGGAATAGATTTGTTTCTATTTTCTCCAGTTGCTTTTTAGTAGTACCTATGGTATTTACTCCGGCTTTCCGTAAAAGTTTTCTACGAAGTTCATCGTCTTCTTCCAAAAGCTTTTGGAATTTCTCTTCCCCTCTTGCAAGAGTTTTACCTTTCAATTTATACCCACCAGTAGTTTTTTCGATTACATCGGTATCTACCAATACATCTTCTAAAGCATAGCATCTGTCAAACCCGACTTCGTGGAATTTAGGATTGAAATATACAGGGCATTTGCTGATTGTAGGTCGAGGAGGAGCAACTTTATTTTTAATAAGTCTGATAGTGACAAGTTTCCCAGCTTTCCTTTCTTTCCCATTTTGTTTAATGGTAACAGACCTTCCTGAATAGAAAGCAGCTCTGATTGAAGCGTAGAACTTAAGTGCTGCACCTCCTGTAGTTGTTGTGTTATCTTTTCCAAATCCGACATTCAAAGCAGTTCTTAATTGGTTAATATATATCTGAGATACTCCCAGTTTGTAGAATAATTCACTTCTGATACGGAAGTATTTATAAAGAGCCTTTGCTCTACCTCCCATTTCGGCTTTACCATCAACCATCTTAGCATCAATATTATCCGTACAGTCGGTTGCTGCAATAGAATCGATTACCAGAAGTATCGGTTCATTGTGGGTTAATTGAGAACGTAAATATATTGCTAAGTCTGCTACTACATCTGCAATATATTCAATACGAGTATCATTAACAATGGTTACTTTTGCAGGGTCTACTCCATTAATCTCTGCCCAGGAGTTCATCCAGGATTGTTCTGCATCTACCCATATTACATGACCACCAAGTTGTTGAGTAGCATAAGCAAAGTTATAAGCTACCAAGGATTTACCAGATGATTCTTCTCCAGCAATCTCTACAATTTTACCATAAGGAATACCCTTACCGAATAAGTAGTTCAAAGCAAAGAAAGTAGATGGTATATATAAATCGGTATCAGTTACTTCTGAAGCTAATTTAATCATACTCCCATATTTCTTTGCCATCTCATTTGCTGTTGGTACTTTTAAACCAACCTTAGATTTCTTTGCCATAATGTAATGTCTTTAAACTAAAGAAGGCGATAACAGAACGAATCTAATTACCGCCTTCGAATGAAACCATATTACTAACCCTTAAATATCCGATTTGTATTTTCTTTTCTTTTTCTTAGGTTCATCATCTTCCATGTAATGGTCTTTGTGAACTCCCTTTTTCTTTTTCTTCTTGGATTTATCATCCTCATCATCATCTCCATGGTCTTCATTTAGATACTGTGAAAGCAAATCTTCCAACTCATCATAGGATTTTATTTGAGAACGAACTATCCCCTCAAGGTCAATTGTACCCTGATATTTCTTGTCCAATTTAGTTGGTTTGCAAGCACGGGCAGAATAAGTAGTATCTAGTTTACCAGACCCGGAACGAATTACCTTGATATCGTATCCAGTTTTTGGATCTGTCATATCACCTGCCTCATCTTCATCAAGGTAAAGGTCAATGATATCCTGGTATACTGAGCGAGGAACTAAAACTCCCTTATCTTTGCCTTCGTAATCTACCTTACTACCCTTTTCATCTGAGTAAATGATACCACCGATAACATATCTTCTTCTTGGTACCAGGTTCTTGGCAAGTTCCTTGTCATCTTCATCCTTGGAGTTTTTCAATTCTTGGTATTTCTCCATGAATGGGCAAGGTTCATCAAAAGTAGCCGGAGATATAACTCCTCCCAAATTGCCACCCAGGTAGAATTGAATAATTTCGATACCCAATTCTTGGTCATCACCCGGAGATTTAATTCTCATCCTCAGTGTTCCTTCTTTTGGATATACTAACCCACTACCATTTCCCTTGGATTCTAGCTGTTTCTTTCTAGCTAGCATCTTTTCTTTTGTAGAAAGTCCCTCTGATGAAACTTTCTTTTTCTTCTTGTCTTTTATCATAATGATTAGTTTTAATTATTCGGTTCTGAGTAAACTACTTCGTTCATACTCAATACGGTAAGAACGTTTTTCTCTAAAAGTTGTTTGAGAGCAGGAGATAGTTTGTCCGTTTCGAATTCAAGTTCTTTACCTGCATACAAACCATAGGTAACTATTCTACCTACAGCAACCAATTCTCGGTAGGTTTTGTATTCTTCGGTAATTTCCCCACTCTTTACTACAACCCCTTTACGAGGAACTCCCTCTTTTACTTGTTCAGGGATAATCAAACCGGATTTAGTTTGATTTACCTCCTTTGGAGATAAAATAAGTACCCGGTTTTCTGTTGGGCATCCGGGTAATTCTTGATTAAATTTCTCAGCTACAAGAGGTGAGATAAATGTCATTGAATAATTCATATTCTAATACTGTTTTTAAAAGTTAGTAATTGTTTATAGTTCAATGGGTTAACCCTTTCTTAGATTCGCATTAATAGTTCTTAGTATATTCTCCCGACTCTCATAGGCTTTACATATAGTTATGAACTTATTTGCTTTTTCTACAGCTTTCAAATACCTTTCATTGATAGAAGAGTATTTCTTGTTAAGGTTTGCCTTATGAGATACGTATTCATTATTCCATCTCTCATTAGCATCCTTATAATATAACCAGGCATTCGAATAAGCTTCTTCTTTTTCCCTTGCTAGAGCATCTCTTTCTTTTATATACTTATCTCTCAGGGAAGCAAGTACATAATAACTAGAAGGAGATTCTCGTAGCTGAGAATTGATGATATTCTCATTGATAGATAATTCCTTTTGAATATCAATCTCAATAAGTTTACCTTCAAATTTAACCTTTAGTTTTTTCAGTTCCGTCTTCATAAACTTCTAATAGGTTTTTAAAGTCTTCTTTACTAAATTCCCCTTTGCTTATTGCTTTAGTTACTTGAGCAAAAGCCATTTGATAAGAGAGTTTCATACCGGGCAAATTAAGAAGAGATTTATAGATGCTTATCTTATCTACCAAAGCCATTAATCTTAAGTCGCATAAGTTATCAGTACCACCTCTATCGAGTAATGCTAAAAATGCAGCCCAATAAATATGGGTGGCATCTTCATAAGCAAGTTTACCATCCTCATCCGTAGCCATTACTTTAAAAGCCAATCCCTCTAAAGTAGTAAGATTAGTTTGTACTTGAGATAACTGAGTCTTTAATCGATTAAGTAACATCTTTTCTTGTCCACTCAACCTTAGATTAACCCCATCTAAATACTTAAGTAAATTTTCGATAGAATAACCTAAGCAACCTGCAACCATATAAGTAAGGGCAGTTAACTTACTTGCATTATCAATCTCTTTCTGTGTTGCCATAATTCCATAAATTTATATTATTTATGTAGACATAGTATCTTCTCTTTTCACTCCTGTAATGGTAGATACTGAATCTGAATGCTTTATATTAGTTTTACAATTAGGACATTGTACTATCCTAAAATAATCCCCAGATTTATTATAAACCCCAAAAGTTTCACTGGTATCATATTCAAATTCGCAATCACATACTGGGCATTTAGCCCTCCATACCGTGGGCCCGTTTAAAATCTTCTTCATAACGTTTTCTTTTCTTAATATATTTATATACTAACATTGGTGATATCCCATACTTCCTAGCAAGTTTTGCTTTTATCATACCAGTATCATACTCATAAAGTAATTGAAGTATATCGGGTCTACTTAACTTTGTATCTGAAAATTTAAACCTACCATCTCTAATACATTGTTGAGTATTTTCCTTAGCAGTACCCCAATATAAGTTCTTATAATGATTATGAGTTCTTATATTATCCTTATGACATACATACTTATGATTATTTGGGTTTGGTACATATACTAATGCTACTAATTGATGAATGTTATAAGTATACCTATATCCATTCGTATCCCTAATAGAAACTATAACGTATCCGTTATTTTTAATTCGATTAAGGGATAATTTTACCCAACCTTTACCCTTATAATTAGAATATACCTTACCATTCTTGGTAACATGGTAATTAGGGCAACCAATGCAATCTAAGTTTCCCTTTAAAATCTTCCTCATACTGCTTTATCTCTTTACTAAACAATTTAGGATAATCCTTAATGATTACATTCTTATACTTCTTATGTTCTTCCATATACTCCTCTACTGAGAAATCTGGTTGAAGCATCTTTCTATAATCATACCCAGGAATAAAAGGTAATTCTTCTGCCATTGACCTACCAATAGAGAAGTCCATTGACATATCTACATCATCCACTTGAAAACCAAAATATTTCTTAGTACTGGGGTTTCTCAATATATCCCATATTTTAAAAACAGTCCAAGTATTAATATATTCAGGCTTTGAGTAAAAATAGGCTGCATCATGAACAGTTGCTACTTCAAGCATACGTGGTAATTTACCTTGTCTCATTAACCAATAAACAAGAATAGCCCCAAAGTTGGTCATATTTGCTGCAGCACCTTGACATGGGAAATTAAGTCCCAAACGAATAGCATAAGCAACTTCTTGTTTGTCGTTTGAGTATATCTGGGGTAATCTTCTCTTAGTACCAAATAACTGAGTATAATACCCATGCTTACGAAGGAATTTCTCTTGTTTCTCTTTAAACTTAAGTATCTTTGGATGTTTCTTAAAGAACTCATCCATCTCCTTACGAGCTTCTTCCTTGGTAACTATAATACCAGCTTTTGGGTCTGATAATTTTACTGCTAGCAAAGCATCCCCAATTCCATAAATAAGTCCAAATGCAATTTGCTTTGCTTGCTTTCTTCTTACCTTCCAAAGCTTATGGTCGGGATGACTTTCATCTTCATATATTTTACTGGCTTCCTCAATTGGAACCCCATATTTTGCTGCTGCTATACCAAGGTGAGGGTCTACTCCCTTAGCAAAAGCTTCCAGATAAGTTTCATCACCAGATAAATGAGCCATCATTCTTAACTCTGCCTGTGAGTAGTCAAATGCCATGTATAAATAACCTGGAGGAGCTACCAATTGCTTCTTGATATTTGGGTCTACTGATGTCTTAGGTATCTGCTGCATATTTGGGTCTGCAGAACTAAACCTATTAGAGTCAGTACCATGTATATTATATCTACCGTGTAATCGGGAATCATCCTGTACCTTTTCCCACCACCCATAAATATAGGTCTTATACATTTTCTCTAACCCTCGTAATTCAAGAAGCTTGTCAAGGAATATTGCCTTTGGTGAATCTGGCTTTTTAATCGTTAACCTAAGGTTAGTAAGAGTTTCTTCATCAGTACTTGGTTTACCAGATTCATTATCCTTAATCACATCAAAATGAAAGCCATCTTCTGAATACATCAATGCAGGTAAATCAACTGGGCTACCCAAATTAATGGGCCTTATTAATTCTTGTTCCTTTTTAGTTGTGAATATACCTGCTTTGATATTTGAGATTTTCTGTTCCCTTGATGCAATCTTCCGTTTATCTTTTGGGTCATTATAATCTAACTCTTCAAGTTCGTCTTCAATAGACTGAATATATTTATCAATCTTTTCTTGGTTATACTTCTTTTCGAATTTCTTTACTCTTGGCAAAGCGTATATTGCGTCTCTAGCAGCATCTATTTTTGGTTTATATTCTTCCAAAAGCTTTTTATTGAACTCAGTATCTAGATATAAACCCTCCTTTTCTACCGATGTTAGTACTCGTGAATTACACATGAATAAATTACGGAATACCGAATACATACCTAAATCCACCAACTTCTTCTCAAAGAATATCATTAACCTAAGAGTATAATCTGTATCTTGACACCCATAATGGCAAAGTGGGTCTAATTCTTTTTTATCCCAAAGTATTTTATCAAAAGCATCTTGTTTCTCATAATTACCATGCTCAGGCAAATACCTTCTTACCATTGATTTTAGGTCATGGGGTTTTTCCTCATTAAGAACATATTTTGCAAGCATACCATCTAAACAAGTACCCCTATAGAATATTTGATACTTTTGGTTTATCTGGTCATCAAACTTCCAGTTCCATGCAACCTTTACAATGTCATAATTCTCGATTACCTCTTCCCCAAATTTCTTTAGCATCTTTTTCCAATTCCAACCCGGTGAAGTATAATCTTTTGTTTCGAAATGGTCTAAAGGAATGGAAGCACCAAACCCTGGCATCCAGGATACTGAGAGTATAGTTGGCTTAAAACCCTTATTATATATTGGTTCTGCATTTGTTTCGTAGTCACAGCAAGCATAACCTGTAGCTTTACAACAAGCAATAAGTTTCTTAAGCTCTCTCTTGTTTTTTATTATTGTATACCGTGTCTCCATATTTTAAAATAGAAAAAGGGACATACCCACCAGTAGTAGATACATCCCCCATTATTAGTATTTCTCTTGTAAGTCTTCCAGATTAGATGCTAATGATGTCCAATCTTTCTTATAAGCATGAAGAGAATCGATTGTGTGATACAGATAACCCGGTTTTACTCCTACCTCTTTAGCTACATATTGCATGAGTCTCCATGCAAGATATACATCATTACCGAAATGTTGTACAAAGTCCGAACTTCTTTGATGATAGCAAATATGTAATACCTTCTCTCCTTTACCATTCTGACGGATAAGGAAGTCATAATACATAGAGCAGGGTATACGTCTACTACCATCATACCAATCGGTATCTAATCCGTCCATATCACCATTGAATATTGGTAATACTGCTTTACGAGTGTCATTATCGTCCTTCAGTAATCTTATCAATGGTTTAATAACATGGATGATTCTCTCATTATAGGTATAATCAAATTTACCATTTACCAAAAACTGTTCCCATAAGTCTTTTCTTAATTCCCAAGCTTTGCCCGGGTTAATTACCTCAGAAGTATTAATCCTTTCTTGGAACTCAGCATCTGCCCATTCCTTTGAATGAGAGAATATGAATAACCATACTGGGTCTCCAAGTGAAGTTAAACAATATTGTTGGCAAATGAGTTCTTTTGTAATAAAATCCTCATTACCTTCAATCACTTTATTTTGATAGGTCTTTGGTTTTACAGTTTGACCATAACTGTTGAGTTCTCTGCCCATTTCGGACATTAACTCAAAACTGTTAGAATATATCCTCATATTATATAAATATTTAACTGTATGACATTGTAGAATTAACCCAGGTCATATGCCAGTAGCGAAATACAAAATTATCAAAATCCTCTACCTCTTTCATTAACAAGGGTATATCTGGTTCTCCCCCGTTCTTTTTAATCTCAAAAACTTGGTAATAGAATTTGTTTACTAATCCTATACGCTTCTGATTTAAAAATTCCTTAGCTTCCATTGTTCTTTTGTTTTAAAAGTTTCTTTTTATAGGCTTTACGTTGAGAGTAAGAGATTACATTCTCCGGGTATTCTATATCCTCATACTCGAGAAGTAATTCTTTTGCTTTCATTGATTTATATGTTTCCTCATATAAATCTGGTCGAAGCACTTTAAAACTTCTAAAGAATACCTTGAATGAAGAGAATTCCTTCTCTGTGCCCTTTTGGAATTTTTTCCATATCTCTTTTATCCTCTTATTCCATGAATTCTCCTCTGCTCCTTTAAGTACCTTCTTCAAAGGTTTATGGGTATGATACATTAAAAGTGTCTCCACATTTCCGTACATTTGAGTCGCAAATAGGTTGATTTGTACTGACTGGTCCGGCCCATATACGTACTCTGACATTCGTTGAATTAATAGGAAATCGAATATTAACCTCTTGGTAATTTCCGAAGCCCGAATTACCATTGTAATAACTGGGATGTCCTCCCCGAATCGTTTTGAAAAAGTCGCAGCTATTAGACATTGTTTACCGTTATCATGATGATTGTTAAACATATAAGTTATATTGTAATTCTGATTGTACTTATTTCTCAGTACTCTCAGTTTACTACGCAACAAGTCAAGCTTATTAAAATCTATGTAGTTATTCAATAAGCTAGTCCACTTAGTTTCTTTGTAATTGAAACATCTCCCATAATCAAATTCGGGGTCTACCCATGCTTTTCGTATTTTTATAAATACATTATACACTACTGCTACCCCACTATTAGCCATAGCTCCTTTCCCAAATAGGATTTGGTCTAATCTTAAGAAAGCCTCGTTCAATTTCTCCCATGCATCTTGTGAAGTAGCAAACTCCAAAGAGTGGAGGGTCTCCTCCGTATTCGATTGAAGACCCTCTAATTTTCTATTCCATCCACTCATTAGTAATTTGTTTTTTGTCTCCAGAGGTTAAGTCTTTGTTTCTTAAAGAATAACCTGTAGATTGATTCATCTGAAAATCCTTGTAATCCCAAGAATCCCATATATAGGTAGAAAGCTTTTACCAAAGAATACTGAAAGTCTAATTCCTTAGTCATTACTTGGGTTTGTTTCCATGGTCTACACTTAAGAAGATTCCTTGCAATATTCAATTCATATACTACATTGAATAATAATACCTTCTCTTCTTCGTGAGATGCTTCACTTAAAGTATTAAACCCGGGAGTATAATCTTTTACTGATTCATGGTCTTCATCAATCATATTAAACCGATTAACTAAACCAATACTACCTTCGGTAACCATGGCTATACCCAGTGTAATTACGTCCTTCAATTCCTTTACTTTGAAGTCAGAGTAATCTACTACGTAAGACGTCCCCCAGGAGAAGATATCTTCTGGTAGTATATTTGCAAAGTGGAACAAAGTGAATAGGAATCCCAGAGCATCTCCCTGTTCTTCATTGGCATTCTGCAAATGGTTGAGTACCTGAGTATATTCATCCTCTGTTAACTGGTCAATATTCCATCCCCACTTGTGGCATATCTTTACTACCTCAGAGGTAGATTCATAACCCTCCATTAGTTCTTCGATAACCCTGGCAATAAAATCCTTAAGAACTACTTGATTTTGGTGATTATTAATATCAACCGGATAATCGGGTAGCTTTTCTATTTGCCGGTAGCCGTCTAATTGTTCTAACGAAAGAGAATACATAGCTTGTAAATAAGTACCCACTTCTAAAGGAGGTACTATTTCCTTGATATTACGTATATCCATTATTTACTTCCTGTTGAATTAAATCCACCTTCACCTCTTGTTCCCCACATTTGAGATTCAGAATAAAACTCTTCTGATTGAATCTCTTCGGGTTCGGTGAGATAAATCGGGACATGAATAAATTGGGTTGCTTTCTCATCTACTCTTAGAGTCTGTATTACTCTACTCAGATTGATAATACCTATATGGATTTCACCAACATAGGGAGAATCTACAATCTCGGCAGTATACAGAAGACCTCTTTTAGAAGCAAGCCCAGACTTATTAGCTGCCATGAGCATTGACTCTTGAGGTTCAATAAGAGGTTTAATACCTGATGGAATAAGGATTCTCCCTCCCGGATAAATCTGAATATCGGTTATGAAATTGGTAGTTGTATTTACTCCCAACACAAAATCTGGAGTAAAATGATTTGGAGATTGGTTTGCCTCAATTTGGATTAATTGTTGAGGGTCTAAGTTTCTTGGGATATAGAAATCCAAACCTGCATCACCTACATTACCTCTTGAGGGAGTCTTTACGTCTCTTACTTTAATAAATCTGAATCTGTTCATAATATATTACATTCTTTTAAAAGTTGTCCAAAGGTTAATCCTCGTTGAGGAGTTACTCCGAGTGAATGACAGAATCTTTCTACGTCATATTCACCCTGCATAAACAAATCAGCAAGAACATCATCTTGCCGTACATAATAATTTGGGTTGTTAAGATATAACTTAAACATTGCCCATATCATTCTTAACTTATTGACCTTTCCCATTGCATTCTCTATAAAGTTCTCTAATACGTTTCTTAGGTACTTCGAATTTCTCAACTGTCTTTGAGATAATTTCTTTTCTGTCTTTCCCTTTCCGAATCAAGCCTCGGATGTATTTCTTGATACCAACCGTATCTTCTAATACATCCAAATCCTTGTATTGATTCTTCTGTTCTAGCTCTTTCCTTGTGATATTCAAGTTCTGAGACATCTTGAATGCACATAATTCTGAGTCTCCGCATAGCTTACATTCTTTAGTTGATAAGTCATACCCAATACCGAAGCAAACATCGCCATTAGTTCCCAACTGAGTTAAATCTATGGGAGTAAGGATATCTTGCTTCGATAAGTCAGGAAGTTGTTTCTTTTTCTTAGCCATTATATGTCTTTTTTACGTTTATAATAAATGTATATCTCACTGTTATCTTCTATGGGAACATAGGAATAACCGATGTTATTAATAAATAGTTCCCTGAGTTTATATAATTCTTGGTATGAATTTCTATCATGGCTCTCTTGACATACTTTGACTACCATACCATTACTCCAGTACAAACAAAAGAAATGAGTAAAACATTCGAGAGTATTTTGAGAAGTTTCCAAATTTGATACCCATATCAAATCTCTACAGTTGAATACGTGTTTAGGATTATGTACCTCCCCAACAACAAGAGATTTAAACCATTCCCTAATCTTCTTCATCATAAGTGTAATTAATGTGTTTACAATTGGGACAGACCCATTCTTTGAAATGCCATCCCTTAATTTCCAAATCCTTTTTATGAAAACGTTTCTTACATGAATGGCATTGATAGCCATCCTTAGAAAGTATGAAGTCTAAAGCGAGTATTATTATCATAATAACAACCGCTGTAATTAAAATATATTTCTCCATCACTGAAAGCCTTTAATTTTCTTTTTAGTGTTATTGGGTTTCCTTAAGAGTACCCAGCAATAAATACCTGATGCAGAGATTTGAATTATCTTCCAACCATCTGATAAAAGAGTAGTTAGTTTATTATCATCCTCATCTCTGATACATATTAGTTTATCATTATTCATAATGCCTATATGCTTATTAATTGTAATCTTCTTTTCCTCCTACGGAGAAAAAGTAAATACTCATAGTACTTCTAGTTAACTCTTAATAAGGCTATGGTTAGGATGTTTCTTCCATAGCTTATCTAACAATATTACTTTCAATTCTTGTCTCTGATAATATTGCTTCCTATGCTTACCATGCCTATCTAAATAAGGGCCAGGATAATGAAGGTCATCCAGGTATACTTTCTTTTTCGATTTATCGGTTCTTACCAAACGACCAAGAAACTGAATAGATTTTTCCTGACTATCCATGCTTGCTGCATTAAGTAAATACCTAAGCTTAGGAAAGTTTTTACCTCGAGCAATGATTGTAGTTGATACCAAGATATCTATTTTGCCTTCCCTAAAATCCATCATTATTTGTTGTCTTAACTTAGAGGGAGTATTAACATGCACATAGGCAATATTATAGGCATCGCCCAGTTTCTTTTTAAAGAACTTATATAGATTTTCACAATGTGCAATATGCTTGCATACTACAAGAGCAGGATATCTACCTTGATTAATATTCCATCGTAATCTGGAATATGCCATTAACCAAGCAGTATAACTGTTAGTAATCGAATCATCATATATCTCTTTATAAGATATACAATCAGATTCCCAATTACCATACCAAGGTTTACCGGGTACCATCTTTACGATAGTTTTAGTTGAGTAACCCTTTTTGATAGAATCCTTAAGTTTAAACTCGGCAATCACTTTACCAAAGAAACATTCAAGGTTCATATTCTTAACCCTATCCTTAGCAAGCTTACTCATATAAATCGTACCAGATAATCCTATACGAATTCTGGTATTAAATAACCGAGTGATTACATTCTGATATTGCTTACTACCTCCTTGGTCAGCCTCATCTATAAGTACCATATCTATTTGAGATAATTCCTTTTGATAGAATCTCATATTTCTCGAAATAGATTGAACCATACCTATAGTAAAGTTACTCCAGTTTAAAACCTTGCCTTGAACAAAAGTGATATCTTCTCCGGGAAGATATTGCTTAAATTCTTCTCTAGCTTGATTTAACCAATCCGAATCATTAGTTATTAGCAAAGTCTTTAACTGCTTCTTATAGGTTAAATATAAAGACGACATGATAAGTGTGTTATGAGATATGAATCCATTAGATAGGTAATTATGATACTTAGGTATCTCCATATCATAACATGGGTATTTATCTAAGATTTCTATCTTATCTATTTTATCCCAATAACAATTACTAGAAATATTTAGTAATTCTGTAGCTTTATCATTATTAGAGCCTAAGAATTCTACTAAACAATTAAAAGCAGTTAAAGTTAATCTATTATGATGACTTACCTGTGTACTTATAACTCTACCATAGGTTTTTCTAAACTTACCCTTTTCTTTCCAAGAAAGCTTATCATAAAGTTCTTTAGCAAAATTACTAAAAGGTAGTTTATTACTGTAGTTATTCCGTTGAGAATTGCTAGGGATACATTTTCTTTCAATCCTCATGGGTATTATTTCTAGAAACTCATCATAAAATTCGCTATGAATAGTTATTCTATAAGCTATACTCTCTTTACCATTACATGAAGTCTTCTTGGGTTTAAGACAACAAGCTATTCCTAAAGATAATAAGGCTTGTTGTACTCTACGAGCATTTTCAAGATTTACAGTAGTAAAAGATAAGGATCTTCTACCATGAGATGATGAATTATGCCCATCTGTATCAAATAAACCTGCTATATAATTCCTTAAGTCATCATAAGAAGCCTGAAGAATCTTATCGGGTATGTACTTTTCATGGGCAGTACCAATTAATTCTGGATATTCCTCTTGAAGCAGTTTAGCAAAATTAGTATCGGATTTAGATATATGAAAACCTTTAAATCTTTTGTGGGGTTTTATTTCTACAGGAGTTTTACAGATTTCATCCATAGTAGCTTTAACTACTTCGGCTACTTCTATATCTTGACCTGATATAGATATGTTTATTTGATTTTTAGAAACTTGATGAATATGACCATCTCCGGATAAAGCTCCCAAAGTATAGCTAAGGTTTTTACCTATGGTATTTTTAGAATGAGTATATTCTAAGGAGATAGGTAAACAATCCCCTTTCTTTAAATCCTTGACATATACCCATTGTAGATTATCTCCATAATAAGTATATAATCTGTGATTTTCATATCCACAGATTAGAGTATAACCCTGAGAAGTAGTTATCTTTACTACCTTAATCTCATTATAAACTCCTGCATTGGGTTTTACTAATACACCTTCTTTAGTAAGGACTTTACCTTTATATCGTATCTTACCTGTTTCAGAAACGATTTTTTCTATAGGTAATAACCCATCCTCAGTATGTATTAAGGTACCCTTACCGGTGCATTTACCGGCATTAACAGTGTAATCTAATACGCCAATATGAAAAGGTGTATTCCCTATCTTATTATTGATAACTGCCTTAACAGCTTTCTCTTGCTCTGGTCTTAATTTATATTTGCCTATATTCGTAACTACTTTACTGACTTTAGGTAAAGGTTGTCTCATATCTACAACTTTAGGTTTAATACCCATTTCAATACACATATCGTATACTTTGGGAAGTAAACCTATTTTAAATTGCCCAGTCTTGGTGATGTAATGAATCTTACCGTCCCAATTCTGCATACCTCTTTGCCTTGTACGTAAGTAGAAAGCATTTGGATGTCGAATAGCGAACTCATTATAAAGTTTTTGTGCGAACTTAAGAGGTAAGTCGAGTTCGCACATATTCCCATTCTGTATGATTATCCTACTCATTTGATAATTACCGTTACACCCTTAGTAGATTTATCCATGCCCATTGTTTCCTTAAGAAGTTTGATATGATGTTCCTCATCGGCAATCAATTTCTCAAGGAAATAATTCACATCATCGTAATCTGGACGTTCCTCGTATTGAGCAATTGCTCTTTGGATTTTCTTGTAGTGACCAATAGTTTCTATCTCGGAATTCAAAGCAATCTTTAAAGCTTGTTCCCAAGTAGAACCAATCTCAATCGTAGGATTAATATTCATGGTAGAGTAATCCTCATAAGGATCTGCCTTTTGTAAAAAGTCCGATATCTTATCAAGGTGTCTCATCTCTACCAAACCAATACCCAACATCAATTCTGATATTTCTTCAAATCTAGAAGACTGTTGGGTATACATAATGATGGCACTTAGTTCTGAGAACTTGGCATTCTTCCAAATCACATAGAACATATTAATTATCTCATCAGGCCATGGTTCGATATCCTTAAAATCTGGATAATCCACGGATTGGTCTGAATACTTGAGGACATCTATAAAAGCATTAGCTGCATCCTCTACTCTGTTTCCGAAAAATTGTAAACCTTTCATATCATTTTCTTATTTTATCCCAAAGGGAACCTTCAACTTCTGGTTCACCTTCAAGTAGTTGTTTATTCTTATATTTATATAAATACTTATTGTATCTTTCAATTGCTTTATCCGTATACATTTGTGCAATATCCGGTAACCCATTGCACCATGCAAGAGATTCAAACTGAGCATCGATGAAGGTCTTATAATTCCAGCCCTCCTCTTTTAGGAATTCACCTACCTTTGCAAAGTGTACATACTTCTCAGGTTGATTTTCATAAGACTCATATATACCAGTTGCCTTAGCAATCTTACCTATGAAATAATCATGTATCTCTTTAGTAAGTTCTAAATCTGAATGTTGTAATTCTATCTCAGCATCTATCTGATTAGTAATGTTCTCCTGCATGGATAATAACCTTTGCATAACATTACGATAATCAGTCATCCTCTTTAACCCAGTCTCAATGTATTTAATAAAACCTTCCCGGGTATCAAATTTGAAATCTTCACAGAAGTTATTACATACTTCTGCAAGCTTTTTACAATTTGCCCATTCTCGAGAATTACTTTCGTTTATTTTACGAACCCCTCTATGCTTTAACTTTATACGAGTTGCATATAAAATATCAGCAACAAGGGCAGCATCCCCCTTAGATGCTAGTAAAATGTTAGAAACTTTCTTAGTATTCTTATTGTTAGAAACTAAGACTGCTCTATGATTTATTGCCTCCTTTCGAGCAATAACAAAAAAAGCCTCAACTGGGAAATTATCTACCTCTAAGGTATTTAATATTTCCTCAAACTGAGACTTAGTTATATGGATAGATGGTTCACGCATAAATATATTATTTTATAATATAATAGGAAATCCTTACTCCAAAGAGTTTCTGATTTGAATCAGTTCTTGATAACTTTGATACCTTGTTTGATATACTAGCTTAAGTGTTTGTTTCTTCCCCAAATCATTTACATCAAAACCCTCTGGAAGAAATACTACCTTGACTTTTTTATAAGCTACTAATTTAAGTGCGAGATTAACAGCATAAGACCTGGCATCTGGGTCTAAAAGGATAATATATCTTTGGCATTGGGATTTAAGTAGTTCATTGACTTGGTACTGACTAATAGCTTTGCCCATTGTGGCAATTGCTCTATCCCCAATTGTGAGAGCATTAAGTGCTCCTTCGCAAATGAATACCGACCGATACATCTCCAATGCGTCATGATTAAAGATGATAAATTGTTTTCCCAAACCGGTGATGTCTTTGTCTGGGTTATTATATCTGGGTCCTTTTCCGATAACATTTCGAGCATTGTAATACCTAAGTTGTCCTCGATAATAAAACGGGATGATAAGGTACCCATATGTCGTACCCATTGTTCCATATCCGATACCACATCTTGAAAACTTCTCGAGGTTAAAGCCGCGTTTCTTGATATATCCACGAATGCTTTTTGCAAGTTGGCTGTCTCCGAGCGAAATATTTCTAAATCCATCTGGGAGATATACGGGCTTACTTTCGGCAAGTTCGATTTTCTCTTCCTTAAACTGTAGTTCATCAAATTGTCCATTGTTCAAAAAATTAATTAGTTCATGGTACTCAGTAAATCCTTCTATGTCCATTATTAGTTGAGCAGGAGAAGGATGGGCATTACATCTAAAACAATTGGTTCTATACATAGAAAGGTTAACTCCCAACTTCTGTTCTCTCCCGCAATATGGGCAAGTGGGAATGCGTAACCATCCGTGCTTATAATCGAATGCTCCCAATCGTTTAATAAAGTATGTCCTTAGTCTAGATTTAAACTGGTTTGTTATTTTCATATCTTTTCTTCCCGCATATATTACAGTAATACTCTACATGACGTTTCTCATAATACTGGGCTTTCCTTCTCCCGCCTTTCTTAGAAAAAATTGCCCTACGAGGTCTCTGTTTAAACTCAGTCCAATGAACTGCTACCCATTCATGATAACCCAACTTACATCTAAATATCTCCAGTAGTTCTTTCCCTTTTCTTAGAATCCGCATCCGGGTTAGTATTCTTTTTAAATTGTTCATCCAACTTACTACCATATACTTCATCATATTGTTTACGTTGTTCCCTTGTAAATTCCGTACATCTTTGCCTTTCGACATCGCATTTGAATAATGCTCTACCGGAAGGAAGACCATCCCTTTGTACTACTATCTCAGCTCGAAGAATATTATCTTTTTCTTCTTGCTCAGTAGAGTTAAGACCCATGATAACCTGGGCATTACGAACAATGGCAATTGAACCAGAGATATCATTCTCATCGTATCTAGTAAGCCTATGCTTTTTACCTTCACGAGTAATGTGATGGGCAGTCCATATAATATCTAAATGTAATTCTTCTGCCAGATTCTGAAGGTCTATGTATACATTAGATATCCTTTCGAAATCTTCTCTATCACCCGCTATTGATGCAAGCTTACCAGCGTAGTCAACCATAAGAACTTTAATATCAATTCCTTGATTACGAAGCTGAATTATCTTTTCCCTTATATAAGTGGTATTAGTAATCATTGCTGGTACACGCTCAACCACTAATTCAACTCCAAACCTTGCAAGTTTCCTTAAATGCTTTGCCTCAAGTTTATCATATTCACCCGAGTATAATTCCTTCTTAGTTTTATTAATACTTGATTGAATGAAACGGTCCATAATTTGTTCTTGACCATTTTCTGTATCAATATATAATACAGACTTCTTCATTCTAAGATAACCTCTTGCAAGATTTACCATGAAGAATGTTTTCTTTGCTTTAGGTTTATCCAATATCACATTAACCGAATGTTCTGGATAACCTCCTGCATTGGTTAAATCATTCAATTGCCTAAATGGGCATGGTAATACTGAAGGTTCTGATTGCCTTCTAAACTGTCTCTCGGTAATATCTCGAATCATATATAGGGGTTCATCCTCTTTCTTAGGTTTACTTTTCTGAAGTACCTTTTCAATCTTCCTCGAATATTCTTCGTATTGTTCGAAGTTATCCAAATCAAAAGAATCATTTAAGTTCTTCATCTCAACATAGGTAGAGAACTGATATATCTTTTCTTTTATGTAATCAGAATCCGATAGTGGTATATGATAGAGATTACTTATTAGTTTATTGATATTAGGTATATCATCCTTAGTTACCAAATCCACATAGGTTTTGGATTCTAGTAACTCTTTTAATACTTCCTTTAGAATATTCTCAGAGGGCATTCTGCCTTGCTTCTTAAAATATTTTGATATACCCTCGAAGATAAGGGAGTGTTCTATGAGAACCAGGTAATTGGATTTAATCCTTTTGAGTACTAATCCTCCTTCCTTATCTTTTAAAACAAACCTGAGTATCTCGAACTGAAACTCAGGAGAAAAACTGAACTTGATGTTGTCTTTAAATTTCTTCATATCTATATTGCAATATTATATAAACTAATAGATTTTGATAGTACCGAGATAGTTCTAAGTATGTTGACATCTATCTAGAAACTACTAATCCACTACCTTAAGCTCCCGAATATTTAATATTATTATTTTATATAAGAAAAAATACTTATATTTGCATAACGAATATTTAAAAACATGGGAAAAAGTAAAGGAAATAACGGTTCAGAGCTTCATCGATTAAAACCTATGCAAGAATATGATGAAGCTACTTTCAACAGACTTTATAAAGTTTGTAAGCCAGTAATTAGAAACCTTACCAGACAGATTGATTATAAACGGTTTAATCTTACACCGGATATTATCCAATCTTATTTCTGGGATAAGATGTTATTTGTTTTCAACAAATACTATGGTGAATGTACTGAAGAACATCTTAAAGCAAGAATCCTTGCATCACTTAGTACATTCAAAAATAAATTGCTTCGTTCTGCATACGGAGAACAAGCCGAGTATAATCAAAGTCTCTTTAAACTCGATGACTTATTTGATAATGATAAGGAATTAGAGGATGATAGTGAAGAAGAGAAAGCTAAATCAGAAATGCTCGATATGATGTATACCTATATGAAGGATAAGCTTTCACCTGATGCCTATCTTTTATTTGAGGTATTAATTACTCCTCCACCCTTTATCAAGGAAAGACTTGGGAATAGTACCCGTATTACTAATATAATGCTTATAGAATTTTTCGAAATGCCTAAGACAAATGACTCCATGAGATATATTTCAGAACTTAGGCAAGACATACAATATTGGGAAGACCGGGCTAAAGAAGAACTTAAATACTAAACACAAAAGAAAAGGGACGTTTCCCAACGTCCCTTTCCCAATTGATTTTTACTATGCAAAACACAGATTGTAAACGAATGTTTACTCTTAAACAATACAAATAGTACACATGAGTTTTAATACTACTAAATAACTAATAACAACTTTATGATGATATTTTTTGGATATATCGTAATGTAATAGTCGGTGGCAATTTCTCGATATCCAAAGTTTCTACCGAAGTTTCCTGTAAGAAAGATTCCCCTAATAGGTTCCAGCTTACTACGATAGCACCATCTTGAATACCCTTGGTAGGGGTTCCTCTACCGAAATCACCATTCAACCCTGTCTCCCTATTAAAGAAAGATTGAGGACGAACGTTCTCCCAGTTATTGGCATTATCTTGTTTACCTTTAGATACACCAAGAGCATGCCTATGCTTAGGAAGGTCATCGCCTTTAATTGAGATTAGGAAGTTGCCTTTAGTTGGAGTATAGTAATCTCCAACATTCTGTAACATTACTTCATCCCCAATTTGAACACCTCCAGCTTGGTAACCAATAACTATTCTACCAGCTGCCTTAGTATATTCTGCCCAACCATCGGGTATTACATCGGTTTCCCAAAGAATAATAGAACCGATTGGAAGGTTAGCAGTACTCAGAGATTCAGCAAATTCTTTTCGGATAGCCTCAAGTTGAGCATCGACATATTGTTTGATATTCAGTGAGTTACCTGCTTCGTCCACTACTGGGAACCCAGTATTCATTTCTTCGGTTCTCTTTATAGATTCTTTGAATGAACTATAGGTTGCAGTAGTAAAGGGTATCTCTTGGAATTTACCTTGGTAGGGTACGATTGCAAAGTTCTCATTTCGTTTTGTCATTGCATCTGTACCCTTACCATAGATACCGATAAGAACAACCGAATCCTTATTATTAGAGTAATAAGGGCAAGCACTCTCTACCATCTCTAGAAGATTGCTATAGGTCATATTATAATCGGAATATACATCACTATTGAGTATACTCGGAGTACGATTTGCCTCGGCAATCGGGTAATAGATATCGTTAGCTTTCTTGAATAAATCATAGAAGCTTTCTGAGGATTCATTCCAATAGGCTACGAAGTCTACTGGGTTATCTACTGGTTCTGAGATAGTAGTATGTACTGCAAAGAGTAATACCTCTTCGGTTGAGCCTTGGGTACCTTGAATATTTTCGATGGTAAGGGTTTGCTCATCAGAGATAAATACATACCCATCTCTTGAGATACAACCAAAGTTTACATCGGGTAATTCTCCATCTTCTGAAGCCTTTGCCATATACCTTGCCATGATACGGTCCTTGATTACATTAGCATACTTACTCCCAAATACTCCTTGAGGAGATACCGTTAACTTACTACCATTTATGGTGGCTGAGCCAAAACCACAGAATGGCCCTAAACCAGAGGGAGCAGCAATTGCCTCTGCTGCTTCCTTTGATTTAATGATACCTTCATACTTAAAGTACGTCTTCATTATTGTTATTTTTAAAGTTATTCTTTTGTTCTGCCATATCCTTAAATGCTTCACCCAAGTCCTTGAACTTGAAGGTTAACAATTTAAAGAGAATCTTCCATATACTGTACTTCTTTTTGATACCATGTATTTCGCAGATATGCCCATATATACTATCTACTTCGAAGCAATAGCATAACACCATTACAGTTATAGATACTACGATTGGGTCCATCCCATAAGGTTCACCTATAGCTTTACCAAGTACAGCTCCCAATAAAACATAGCAGATATAATCTACTACTTTATTTAGAGTTCTTCTTCCAGCCCTAGATTTTCGAATTTCTATACCTTGAACTCTACTCGCAGATATACCAAACCATAAGTCGGATAGAATTAGTATTATTGCTAATACTATCATCCATCTCAGGTCATGGAGGATTTGAGTACATTCTCCCAATATGCCCACAGTAAATGTCTTGAATAAAGACTGAGTTGTGGTCTCAGTGATTCTATCGATTGTGTTTATCATTGTTCTACTATTTGCCAAGATTGATTACTGTAGGTTGTAATGGTGAAAGTCTTTTCTGATAAGTCATCGAAATCCCATTCCAACTTTTGAGGATTAACACTTAAGAGGTCTGCATCTACTACTGTGAACTTAGTTCTCTTAGAAGTATCTGCAACTGATTCAAAGATATATTCTCCTGCTTGAGCAGTAACGAATTCATAGCCTTGCCCACCAGCATCGTAGGTATTAACCTTGCCTACTTCCCTAATTCTACTATCGAAATCTGGTTTATTCGAAGTACACTTGATTAGGGTAGATACTTGTTTAACAGTACCCTTTAGTTCGGCATACTCTGGAGTACAAGATATCTCAATGATAGTTGGATAATCCTCTAGGATTACTTGGCATCTTAGAGAAGAACCATCATCTGCTACGAAAGTATAGGTACCTGCTTTAGTAAGAGTAATTTCTTTACCCAGATTATAGGTTTCCCCAGTCTCATCACAAGTAGCAGTACCCTCTACATTTACTCCGTTCTTCATTTCTTCCAGTGAGAACTTACAAGCAGACTTCTCATCTACCAAAGCATATACTGCATAGGTATCATCGATTTGGTCTTCAGGCAAAGTCCAATCGGGTTCTTGCCAATGTTCATCGGTAGTATCTGAAGGAACTATCTTTAACTTATTCTGATATACTATTGGAGAATTGCTTACAGTCCAGATAGTCCTTGCAGAGGGGTATGCTACGGATTGGAAAGTATAAGTACCTGACCTATTGGTAGTATATACATAACCATTCTTAGCATCGAATACTTCCCCAGTCTCTACCACCCTTACTCTATAATCATCCCCATTACCGGAGATACGTTGAATACTTACTGTAGTCTTGGCTGAGCCATTGAACAAAGTAGAAGATGGTGGGTTAATACTAACCTGATAGATTGCCGTCTTACCAGAAGTTACTTCGAAGATACCCACCCCTTCTTCAGTTTCTCTTTTATCAAGAGTACACCTAAACTTATAGGTACCATAACTACTGGCAGTAAACTTATCACCATTCTTAAATAACTTAGTGTCACCCACCAATCTGCAATATAAATCTCCAGTAAACGATTCTGGGTAATTAGATTCGATAGTTAGAGTAGTAGTTGCATCCCGTATACTTTGTTTATCTCCAACTCGAAACTCCGATGGAGTACATCTTACTTTATAAGTAATCTCTTGTCGAGTTACTACAAAGGAAGTTTGCTTTACTGGGAACTCTACAATCTCAAAGTAATAAGTACCAGGTTCTTTAAATTCCCAGGTTGCTCCTGATATCTTTACTTGGTCAGTTCCCGACAATCGAACATTACAAGTTTTGATTTGTCCCTTATAAGATACATTGGCCCTTACTACCGTATATACACTTAGCTTTGATGGAGTTATCTCTGCAGTAACTGGGTCACAGGTAATTGAGTATACCCTATTATAGGATTCTTGACCTACAGTGATTTGGGTTATCTTGGAGTTATCTACAACGCTTCTGAAATAATAAGTACCAGCCCTTGGTATATTAAATATGGAACCACTGGGATGTTTTGTGTATCCCCAGTTTACCTTATCACTTGATATCTGAAACCTTAGATCTGCATTAGGCCAATCAGCAGTTACAGTTACCATAACTGGTACTTCGAATACTTCAGAAGTTATCAGATTTGGTTGGTCTGGGTTTACCAGTTCTGCCTTGATTGCATACCCATCATTTACTGTAAACCCATATTGGATATTGAAGGATACGTGGTAAGGTATGAATCTTCGAAAGAAACTTTCTACTGCTTCTCTAAATCTCTTGAATGCCTCAGAGTTCGAAGTATACCCATGACCTGTAAGACTAAAGGTTACCGGTATACATTGAGAACAATCAAAGGTATTATCATAGGAATACTTGTCGTCGTACAAGAAGTATTGGTCGAAGTAAGGATGGCCTTTTATCCAACCATCGTAAGAATCTGCCTTAGCAGGGTCTGAGACTGTACAGGTTAACCCATATAGCCTCATCATTATTTCGAAGAACTCAGAAGTACCTCGTATCTTGAATAGAGATATCGAGTATCTTAGAATGTTTCTTACTTGAGTACTGGTTAAGGTGAAAGGTCCCTCCTTGGGTATTATCCAAAGCTTTGATAATTCTTGGAGTTTACTGTCTGAGTAGAAACCATTAAAGTACTCTGACCACTTCTGAGCATCTATTGTGTTCCCATAAGCGAAGGGCATTTCTCCGAGGAATTGCCAAAGAAAGTTGAGATACATGTCTGGAGTTTTATCTATATCAATAATATCCAGAATGTTATCAATGTCCTTAGTAATATAATCTTCAAAATGCTCTCCACAAATTTCTAGAAACCTCTCCAGAATGCCCTTACCATTTACCTTATAAGTATCTTGGTCCTTATATTCGAATGGTAAAAAATCGATTAGGTTTTTGAGGTTTATCATACTATCTCATTTACGGTTAGTGTTAACTGTGAAGCATTTTCGAATACTGGTAAATTAAAACCAGGGTCTTCATAATCATGGTTGGGTTCTGATACTGTAATTGAATAACGGTACCCAGATTGGTAACTGTTGTTCTGTATATCCAGGGAGAAGTCAAAACCATTTGCCTTGTCTACTACCTGAAGTGAACCACCAACAGAGCCTGTAGCTACATAACCATTTGATACTGAACGTACTGTGAAAGTCGTAGATGAATTGAAGGTTATGAGGTAGGTCATAGACCCAGTAGCCTTATTCAATTTGAATTGTCCCAATGCAAGTTCCTTGTTGCCATAGATAGTAGTAGGCCAAGGCTTGATATAGAACTTGGTAAGGTGTAGGTAATCTACAGTAGACAAGTTATCAATCAGAGCATAGATATCAGATACCCTTACACTTCCACCAATCTCTGCTTGTTCTGGAGAGTAAGCATTATATAAAGCAGTAAGGATTTGAGTCTGTATCTCGGCAGTCTTATAAGATTTCTTTCCAGTGACATCCATTTCCAAAATGATTTGAACTTTGCCTGCAGATTTAACCTTGAGCCAAGTAGTCATTGGAGCCCTTTGAGATAATAGATTATGTACTCTACTGATTAACTCAGAAGAAGCTACTGCTCCACCATCTGGGCTAATATATACCGTAAGTTTTCTACCACATTCGTAATCTGCTTTTGCCTTATTAACCCCATCAACTAACATTGCCAGGCTTTCGAAATCCTCTTTGGTAATAGCTACTCCCAGAGTCTTAACACTCAATGGTATATGTTCCTTAAGCATAGTGAAGTTCTCATAATTAGAACCGCCTCCGGCATCATAAGCATTACTTACAGTGGCATCTGTAATTGATGAGGATATAACGGAAGGTACTGAGGTAATTGTATTACTCTTTACATTACCCTGAGAACCATTGGTTAAGTAGAATACTACATTGGTTATCTTTGCACCTGCTGCAGGTTTCTTACCAAAGGTACCATCCCCAAACATAATATAGGGGTTTAGAGACTCATCTACTGACACCATAAAATGTTTATCAGTAGGTTTAGACTTTGCAAAGGTTTCTACCAGTACCCAAGATTCCCCACCTATTTGTAAAGACATAGAGCCATGTTCATAATACTTACCGTTGGGTAATGTACCAAGATTAAGTTGTACTCTATCCCCCGTAGGTATAACCATATTATTGAGAGCACTTGTAGTATACTTCTCGTGTTGAATAATGGGTACCCTGCAGGTAGTTACATTTGAATACCAAGTAACGTCTCGGGCAGATAACCAGCTATTACCACTCTGGTCTGTAAATAGAGTTCCTTGTGGTATGGTTAACTTTGCACCAATGGAGTTACCAGTAATGCTTCTAGATAAGATTACATCTACTGTAGCGGCAATTGCTGCTCGAGCATGGTAATCTACCAATGCACCATGTTTAACTACCGAATCATATCTACGAGCCGTAGATAAGAAAGTTTCTCTTGCCATATTGTCTACATAGTAATGCAGTACTTCGGCAATTGCTGCAAACAAGGAGAGAATGATAATAAGGATGTTTCCCTCCGAATAGTCCGTTATGAGTTTCTGACCATCCTTGTCCTTAAGACCCATAAGGGATTCTACCAGCTTGGCCTTAATCTGTTGGTAAGACCTCTGGTATGGGTTAAGCCATTTATTTGTGATTCCCATATTATTGTGTATTTAATGAATTATCCGAGTGATCATAGGTGATGTCGAGGTACTGACTAGAATTTGTTCCGTTTACTACATAAGCTACTTCTATATGTATTTTTGCATCAACTCTAGTAACGGTGATGCTTTGGAAGGTTATTCTCTGTTCCCATGCACCTATGGCTTGTTTTAAAAACTCTTTAATTATAAAACTTAGGGCTTGTGAGTTTGGTTCCTCAATACATTGCCAAAGTTTACTACCAAAGTTTTCTTGTCGAAATCTCTGGCCAATCATGTAATATAAGATAGCACTTATATTATCCCGGATAAGTTTGAAATCCCCATTTACTGGGTACCAACCGGTTTCTCCCTTTTCGTTTCGAGTAAGTTGAATAGGGAATGTTACACCTATACCAATTATATCTGTGAAGTAATTCTTTTCCATTAGTGTATACAAGATTTATCCTCATAATCATCAATCTGAAATTGTGAGAATGGTTTAGTTACTTGAGTTACTGTAGGACCTGAAGAACCGGGTCCAGTAGTTACACCTGAGTGTACATGAGAGTTGAACATACTTCTTAGTTGTTCAAGTTCCTTAATCGTTTGATTTAGTTTCTCAGTTAACTGTTCGATGTTAATGATTCCCCTATTACTACCTTCATTCAGTACTACCGTATCACCAGAATTAATACCAATGCTTTTCTTAGAAGCCACTACTACATCTGATTCCGAGTATACAGATACAGTACCATTGAAGTATAAGTTCAGAGTTCCCTCATCATCATTAATAACAATCAGATTACCTTCGGGAGTAACTAAGCCCATCTTATTGGGACCATTCAATGGCTCAGGGATTTGTTGTAATCCCCACCCATGATATTCCCAAAGAGGTTTGGTTGGGTCTCCGAACTCGAAGGTAACAAAAACTATATCGCCTATCTTAGGAGCTAAGAACTTGAAGCCAGTACTGATTGAACCGTGTTGTCCTTTAGGTAAAGCCCATGCAAAAGTACCGCCCATTACTTCTGGGATACATACTTTCACCCTATTCATATTCTTCTCAGTATCTTCATTGTCTACGACTATACCTCGATAAACTGAGTAGTACCTACCAAGACCTTCTAGGCCTTCTTCGGTTATTATCTTTGCAGTTTCGTATCCCATAGTTATTTTAATTTATTCTTTCTTATGTACTCTGTGAAATTCTTCTGAGCTACTTTCGAATAATCGAACTTAACCCAATAATCATCTGGTACTTGAACTTCCTTGATGGATATCTTGCCCGGAATATACTTACCAGTAGAAGTAGTAGTATTACCTGAACTAATTACTATTCCTTCTGATTTAGCTATGGGGTCTTTAGCAACTACTTCAGTATAATAAGCTTTCTTACGAACAAACTCAGAAGCACCTTTTTTATCAACTACCTCACCATTCTTACCCATGAAGTTCTCTACAAAGTATACTACCTCATTATAGGTAAAGTCAAGTACTAATTCATTGGTATTACTCAAGGCTTTCTTATCTTTACCCTTATCGGTTTTACTATTCGACTTAGCATCATTAGCCACAATAGTTTGAGTAGATAAACCAGATTTCGATGTAACTGAACCTGACTTACCAGCATTCTTAACCAGCTCTAAGTTAGTTACATAACCTTGACCGGCATCCATGGAATGAGTACATTGTTTAATGTACCAAGGGCCTGACCAACGTTTGCCCACGTTATCAATTATAACAATCTGGGAAGATGCTAGAGAAGGTCTGCCCACTACTTGCATTTTGCATACGAGCCGTTTTTCGGTATGTTTTAAACCACCATTGGCATTAGCATTAGCTGCCCAAGCATACTTATCTGCCCCACCATATCTACCAAAGAGATTATGATAGAGTTTATAGATAGGTACTTTAACATTAGATTTCTTCCAATGTTGTACTTTTACCTTCTTACCATATTGACCTTGACCATAATGTTTAGAAGTATCAGTTTCCATATCACTAAGGACAATGGTATAGGGGTCATTCTTTAGAGCAGCATACCCTCTTTTAGAAGCAGGTAATACTCCCATCTGATAGTTTATACCGGAAGCAATTCCAGCACCTGCTTGATTAGAAGCGTAGCCTTCTGGATCATAATCCATGGGGTCTACATATTCTATGGTCATATAGGTCATCTGGTCATCACCTTCAAATAGGTATCTTTCATTCTTAAGGATGTTGTAAAGATTAGCCTCCAATTCCTTACCATTCTTTGAATTACGTAAAGCTTGTTGTACGGCTCTCTTACGGTCACTGGGCAAATTAGAAACTGCTTGATTAATGGTCTCTCTTAATTCATCCATATTCATTTCATCCAGATGTTTCTGCTTCCCCTTTTCGTAAGCTTCTGCAGGATTAGAAGCATTGAATTCCTGGAGTGCTTGCCTATGAGTTAGGTACCTATCGAAGCTTTTATTTTGAGCTTCCCATTCTCCAATATGGTTAGTTGTGGGATGACTTCGATAATCTTCTACATTATCACTACCATAATTAACCACCATTGTATTATCTACTCTGGCTATATATTGGTCATTCTCATTCGAAGTTTTTTCCTCTTCTGGTTCTTTTATACCAGTAGTGATTACATTTAAGTCCTTAGTTTCTGGACTTACCAAAGGGGATAGAGTTGCCTTAACTCTCTTAGTAATGTTCTCCATGGTAAATGATACACTGAGTACTTCACCATTTTCTCCTTGGTAAGTATAAGTATGAACTGGTTCCTCATTGAACTTACGATTGTGTATGTAGATAACTCCATCTCTGGAATCTACATACCAAGGCCCATTGGTATAACCTTTCATCTTCTGTTCTAATTGAACCAAGATATTCTTACCCACCAAACCAAAGTCGCTATCAATCAGAGCCTTCAAATCCTCGGGCATAGCTACTTGAGCTACTCCACTAAACCGGTTAGCATAAAGTACCTTTCCAGTAGTAGTTCGAGTATTTTCTGTAGGCACCTGTAGTGACTCGTATACTTTATTACTTATTATCTGTTGTTCCATTACTGAAAGATTTCTATGATTACACCAGTAGCATTATCACAACCATTGTCCAAGAAGGTAGATAACTTATAACCTTCCATATCCGAAAAGTTATAGGCTGGTTGGTACCTTAAATCACCTGTTGAATCAATGCACTTAATAGTTACATGAGTACCCGTGGAATCGAAAGTAGCATCGAAGTCTCTCACCTTGATTATCTTAACTGGGCCCGATACGAATTGACCGTCTGGATAAATATAACCCCACTGAAGGCAAATTACCTGACCCTCTTGCAAAGCTTCAATATCTACGGTATCTGGATTGCCAGTATCAAAAGTGATAGTAGCTAAATTCTCTTTCTCCTCATCATATCTATAAGTCCAGGTACTTATATACGCTCCAAGAGGAATGCCTGTAAGAGGATTCTTAATGGGCATTCCTTGAAAATCGAAAAGGGCCAAGTATGGTTGGCCCATTCCATTATATAATATGGGTTTTTGTTTAGCCGGCATACCCTGGAATTTTTATAAGGGTTCCACTTTCTAATTCCTTAAAAGGATTGAGGATAGTATTGGCTTCAGCAATTAGAAACCATTTACCAGAATCCCCATAATACCGATAAGCAATATTCTGCAAAGTCTCACCATCCTTAACTGTATGTTGGATGTCATCACTTGATGAGGGTACTGATGTACGTACTGCCTCTAAAGAATAATCTCCATCACCATAGTTTAAAACATAGGCTTGGTCATAGGGACTTGCACCTTTTAAATATTGAGATGTATCAATCATATTTAATGCCCTCCGTCTTCTTAAGTGAATCAGAATTAATAAAATCTCCATAGGATAAGTTATAGGCACTTACTCTCTTAAAGATTAATTCCTGAGTTGCTGCTGCAGGCAATAATTTACCATTGCCAAATGTAGCAGGTTTACCTGGTACCCTTATCCTATAACCATTCTGAAAGTTCTTCAGAGTATAGGTTGCAGAAGTAAGGATATAATAATGGTTTTCGAATATACCGGAATCTCCCCACTCTATTTGGATTATGGGAGGTGCTGCTTGGTAACCATTTGCCTTCGTCCAGGCTTCAAGTAATCTACATTTATTTATCACTTCCTCTGGGTTATCCAAAGTAGTTGAGAACCAAGATACATTGAATTGAATGATATCTTCTGCTCCCGTGAAATGATACATAGGTGTATTACGACCCATAGACTTAATGGTTGCCCAAGTAGTTTCCCCTCTAAAATCTAATTCAGGAGGTCGATTCTGTAAAGTAATATATTGGGTTGGGTTAGCAGACATGTTATAAATCCGTACTTCGTTTTGATACCGGATGTCTGCCTTTACTTCGAAGTTTCTGTAATTAGTGGTATTCTTATTACCCTTTGCTGGGTCTACTCCTTCCCCTTCCTCTTGACGTGGGAATTGTAATTCCATCCTCCACTTTGCCTGGAGTTGTTTGTTTAGAGTTGGGTTCTTAGAAGATATCTGAGCTTCTCCGGGTACCCCATTTGGGTCATAGATCTTACCCTTGAGAGCACTATCTTTTGGAAGAGTAGAAGTAGCTCGGTTAAGTAATATCCGAGCTCTCCAAAGTTTATTCAAAGGGCCAGTAAGAACACCAGCTGTATCTCGAGTAAGGTCATTGTATTTTTCAATAACTTTACCAGCTGCCTGTCCTAATATTCTAGCCATAATATTTTAGTTTATAATCCTAACACTATTCCGGTATAATCCTGTTGACTACCAAGGGTATAGTCTCCCACGGATTGCCCATCTATACTAATACTAATCTTTCCCTCTTTTAAGCCATCCTTAATTGCAGACTTTATGGCATTAACGAATTTCTCTTCATTCTGAGCCCTGATGGATAATGGGTCATCCTCTTTATTATTCTGGGCATCAGTATTCCTATCTACCGAGCTTATCAATCTACTACCCACTTCAATTAATAAGGGTAAACCGATAGTAATTGCTAAACCCCAGGGTCCTCCTAAGAATCCCATAAATCTGCCAAGCATACCGGTTAAACCTCTAGTAGCAATCTGACCTGCTGCTCTACCACCTGCATTAGCAGCGGCTCCCCCAACGGCACCACCCATGAGATTACCCGCCATAGTAGTTGCCATTGGTACACCAGGATTAGGTGTCTTAACATACCTACCGTTTGACATATTATAAAATCTACCTTTGCTATTCATTCCGATACCACTTGACATCATCTGGAGTTGAACCATAGTTCTCATGAGATTAACCATACTTACCATGTGAGCTTCCATGATGGCAAATTGGGTATTAGTCTTTATAGCTGCAGCTGACATACCATTGGTTTCAGTAGTAGTTAAGGCCTGAAGATAAGAGGTCATCCTCATGATACCTCTCAAAGTCCTAAAGCCTGCCACTATAGTACCAACTACTACACCCGTAGCAGCTACTCTTAAGGCAAAGCTACCTCCCCAAGTTTCTGAAATAGTATTAACTTTGTCTACAAACTTAGTTCCGAATTGGAGAACGGGAGTAAATACTCTACCCATTGCAGCACCTGCAGTTACCGTTAAGTTCTCAAGTGAAGATTCCCATTGGTCAATTACACCAGCATCTGTTTTAAGTCTTTCTTCGTTCATCTGGTTTACTGCACCCATATTCTTATTATAGGTAGCAAGTATCTGTCCCATCTTATCCCTACCAGAGGCAATATCTCTAAGTACTGGGAGCATACCACGATTACCACGAACACCAAAGATATTGAAGAATGTTGGGGTTTCAACACGAGAAGGCATATCTACTGCTGCCTTAGCAAACTTTTGATATACAGAGTATAAGTCAATAAGATTACCCTGAGCATCAAAGAAGTCATCGGGACTTAAGCCCATGTCTGCTAAAGCGTTATAGCCTTTTTTCTTTTGTCCAACAAGAGATAGTTGTAAATAACGTATCATATTTGCCAGAGAGGTACCAGCCATAGAACCTTGTATACCCATATCTCCCAATACACCAATAGCCGCAGCAGTTTGCCTAAGGTCTACTCCTGCAGTTGCCATATCTGCTCCTGCATAGGATATGGACTGGGCTAAGTCCTGCAAAGATATATTTGCATTAGTAACTGCAGTATATAAATCATCAGTTACTCTAGCGGCTTCTGTCATTGGGATTTGGTACATTGACATGATATTAGTCATCAAGTCAGCTACACCACCTTTACCTCCCACTGGCATTGTAAAGATTGAAGCCAGCTTAGAAGCCGGCCCAATCATTTCCTTAATAGCATCGAATTTATTACCTGCCATAGCCAGGTATCTTTGTCCTGATGCAACATCCGAAGCAGTAAGAGGTGTCATGGCATTGACGTCTTTTGCCAATTGTAACATCTCCTTCTGTTCTGCAATGGTAGCACCAGCAATCTTCGAAGCAGTCCAAACTTCATTCTGAACACCTGCAGAGTATTTATAGGCCCTGGCCATTCCCCCTACGAGCTGCATTCCGAAGTCTAGTGAATTAGAAGCTGACATCTGAATACCTCGGTTCCAGGTATTCATATCGTTCATCATAGTTCTAAATGAACCAGATATCTTACCAGCTTCTTGAGAGAATCGGTCTCTTAAAACCATGGCAACACCGACCTCTATTACACTCCTACTGGCATTTATCATTTCGTTTTCTTTTTAATCTGTTTATAATATTGCTCGGCCATATCCTTGAATATTTTTCTTATTCTGTACGGAAGACGTAAAAAGCCGAAATAATCTAAGGTTATCTCGGCTCTAGTGATATAAACAAAATCACCTTCTAAACTTACTCTTCCGTCAGGTAGAAAAAATTAGGTGCCCAAGCTATAGGATAGTTTCTTTCCTCCCCAGTCTGTGGATGGGTGATATGAGAATCCCCTTTGAATACCGGGTCGATAGATAGAATATACTTTCTCATCTCAGCCATATCTTTTGCACTAAAAGGTGTAAAGTTTGAAACCTTTTCCCAGTTACCATCTACATCTAAGTAAAGGTTACGGCAAAGGAGAGGAGCATTCTTTGTTTGTTTCTCCATAGGCAAAGCCATGAACATCTGTTCACCCTTACCGGTCATGCAATCGAATTTGATAAGCTTACCTGAAGAGAGAGTGTACTCATGGTCCGTAAGTTTCTTACCTTCTGGATAGAAAGGAATGGCATCTGGTTTTTCCTTGAGTTCTTCTTCTGAAGGTACCTGACTGTAATCGAAAAGATACTCATGAAGGTCTTGGCCATACATAACCTTCCCTCCTTCTTTTCCCCAATCGTATTCGAATTCTACTTCGTCTCCCAAAGAGAAAATTCGAGAATTGAAGATAATACAGTACCGGTCATTAACTGGTAAGTTAAGTGCATCCTCAATGGTTAACTTCCCACTGGGTGTTGCATCTGTAGTTACTACAATTGCTGCAATGAACTTAGTAAGGTTCATCAAAGTTTTCATGTCTGAAAGGTTACTGAGAATATCTTCATCAGCACCATTCTGTTCTCTAATCTGGTATTTATAACCAGATGGTCCGATAAATCCAAATGTTCTAAATTCCATATTAATTACTTTTTATGTTTACAAATGTTCATAGTATTCCCTATAACAACAAGAAAGGGGTGAGACATCCTATCTCAGGAATCCCACCCCTCCACCGAATCTTAGTGAAAATAGACTAAGGAATTAGTATTTATCTGCAGTACCAACTGAGAACTCAATGGACTCAATGGTATTCTCTGAAGCCATTCTGTCCAAGTCTAAGCCAGTAACTTTACAGGGCCAAACCTCTTCGAAGATATGGGTGTTAAGAACTGAGACTCCGTCTTCAGCAAGTTCATTTACGATTGCAGTTTCCCATATCTGAGCAGGAGGTAATCCCCCACCGGCAATCATATCTTGGCAAGCATAGAGCCAATCATGAAGCCAGGTATCTGAACCTGCAGTAGTCATAAGTTTCTCTACGATAAGATTACCAACTGAAACCCTACCTGGAGTTTTAACGTCTCTATTGACGTCCCCATGAGCAACCTGGTCAATCTCTACATCTGGCAAAGTACAAGTTTGGAACAGATAAGTATTGATAGGGTGCTTGGGGAACATGATACTCCACAAGAACTTCTTCCGTGGATTTTTTACTTTTGCTCCCATCGTTATAATTGTTTAAGCGTTATTACTTGATTCCACAATTGATACAGACTTGGAAGCTGCATCAATTACAATTTCCATAGTTACCTCTTGCATAGGAACTACGTCCTTATACTTAAGGATAGCACGGTACTTACCTTGACGAGCATCTGCCTCGTTGTTAACCGAGAGATCATCCCAAGAGGTTGCATCTTGGTCACCCATCCAGGTATATTCGGTCATGGCATCTTCATCTACCAAAGAGTCTAGTGTGGGTTTAACCTCCAACCAAATTCTCTTCCAAGTACTCCAAACGTTAGGCTCTTCGATGTACTTGTTAAGTACAGGACGAAGGAACTTCTTCAAATACAAGTTCAATCTTATGATTGAAAGGAACCGTTCTGAATCCTGTTTTACCTGAGAAGAGAAGCAATGCCAAAGCATTGTCTGTTTGCCTGCATCAGGAGTATCCTTGATTACCATCTCATTGATGTAATTTTGGGCCAGAGTATTCAATTCTGAATACCGAGAAGGAGAACCATAGTTCGGGCATACTGGTCCAACGGCATCCCCAATAACCCCTCGGTTCATACCTGCAAAAGATTTCCAAGGTCCATATTGAGTAGCAGAAGCATCACCCAAACCTGCAATGGTACCCACTACATCGGAATCTTGAAGATTACCGTTTTCATTGTAGTACTTAAGTCCACCACCGAAATAGGCAATATACTTAGAGTTACCCACAGTACCCAAGCAAGTCTGTACCCAAGTTACCTGAGCTTTGTAATCTCTGGCCTGAGTACCCTGAGTATAATGAGTAAGGTGTTTCGGAACTTCGATATAGAGTACCCATTCCATCAATTCCTTTGCCATATCCGCAGCAGCCTTGTATACCTTGAGTACATCTGCATCAGTAGTAAGGTGTTGAGAGATATGAGAAATGAATAACTGATAGAAGTCGGTGTAATCTTTTACGAAGTCCAAAGAAGCAATCCATTCATCGGCAGTAGGAGTAGAACCTGCAGAACCGATAGTACCGGTAAACTTCTTTTCATCTTCTGTAGGAGCAGCACCACCAACTGTTAATGTAACAGCATTCTTTGTACCATCTACACTATCAGTAAGCCATTTGATAAGATTCTCGAAAGAAGAACCAGCAACTACTACCGGCTTAATATATTCTGAGTTCTTAGCAAATGCACTAAGAGCAAGGTAATCTACCGAAGTATCATTATTTTTATCGGCAGTTTTGTAAGTGATTACCGGACCTTGTTCAAGTACTTGACCATTGCCAGAATAGATTTTGTAATACAAGGTGTTAGCTTGTTTGTAGAAACCTACCTGGAAATTATCTGTACTACCGATTGGGTCCCCATAACCTTTAGTTACCAAGCCTAAGCTATAGGTAGTCCCACTTGAGGTAATGGTAATGAGTGCTGCAGGTGTAGCTGGGTCTGGGGTAGCAGAAGCCGGTACTATGCCTTCCTCTTCGGATTTAGCAGCAGCCTTTGATTTACTTGCTGCAGTTGCAGCTACTGTACCCTGGGTAGCTCCCTTACCAAGTACTCGAATAACACGAAGCTTAGAACCACCTGTCAAGGCTTTTTCGATATTTGATACAGAACCATCTGGTACTATCTCAGAACCATAAATCCTTTGGAACTGAGAAAAAGTAGAGATGATTTCTGATGGGTCATCGTATGGGCCCTTAGTAGTTCTAGCCAATACACAAGAAACTCCTAACATAGGAGTAGTTTGAAGAACATTGTTGTTCTTAAACTTAAAATCTACATGAGGTGAAGTTGGCATAATTCTATTGTGATTAAAGTTAATTACTCGTTTAATTTATACCCTAGAGTATTGTACCTATTCCTTAGGTATCTTCAACTCTAGCATTTCATTTTCGTTTTGTTCGAACAATCCAATGAGAGCAGTAATATCTTTAATAGGTGTAAGTGTACCTTCTTCCAAAAGCTTTTCTGGGAGAATACCATCTTTACATACGTAAGTATATACCTTCTCAAGTATACCATGTTCTACATCTGGATGGTCATAATAATTACCAATTTCAATGAATAGGTTTCCGGTTGGGTCAAGCCTGCCCTTGCTCCATTCCTCTAAGTCATTAAAGTATGGTCTTACATATCCTCTAGCAGGTAAGCCAGTATATAAGATTGTATGCAATAATCTCATATCGGCTTGTGTTTGAGAAACGAGGTGTATATCAACTGTGATATCTTTAGTCTCATAGGGAAACTCTGAAGCTTGGTAATTACCGTCTTCTAACTTATCACCAATGATATATTTGTTCACTCCAATATCACCAGCATAATAACCTTGCAGTTCGATTGTTATTCTGGGAAGAGTCTTGGGTCCTTTTACCTGATTGTTTCCTATACCAAACAAGGGTATAAACTTAGGCATACCCTTAATAGCTTCTGCAAAACGTTTTTCGTTTTCTTGAGACAAGGGTAAGAAGTCTTCTGGATTTAAGGTAAGGCCCATTTCTAACATGGTGCTGAGGAGACATATATAGAATGTTCTCTCAACTACTTCTTCTGAATTTACCATAATTAAGCTTGGTCAGGAATAACTCTAAGTCCTTCATCAGCGTTTACCCAATTTACTGTACCATCTCCTACGTGTATTTGAGCCTCTACTACTAAGGCATATAAAATTCCAGAAGACCTACAGTCATAATGGATAGTACAGGTTAATTCATCAACACTGGTCGTTGCTGCTGAGGGGTAATTCGTAAACCATAGTTTCCAAGGAATAGGGTCTCCACTTGGGTTTGGGATAGTACCATTAGCTGTTTCCCCAATCTTAGGTACTCTGAAGGGTCTAATAAACGTAGCTACCTCTTCTCCATTTATGGTGTACACTATGTAACCCCTAAAGGTAGCAGTCTTCACAGCGGGATTATTTGCTGCAAAGTGACCTAATCTTGCTACTGGCCTAATTTCATAGGTAACTACTCGAACACTTGGGGATTGGGTTATATTGATAGCTTTCTCAAATTTTTCACTCTGAATTACCTTAACCACTCCAGTTCTCTCAATTGGGTTATAGGTACCCGGCTGATACTCCCCATTTCTTGATAGAGTTTTGATAATAGCCTTTCCCGGTTTATTACCTTCGCCTACCTCTTGGGTTACTTCTAACCAGTCTACGGTAGTTTCGATTTTCCAATCTACAGCTCTATATTCATCCTGAGGTACATTGTTGAGGAACTTTTGTTGATAGCTGTATACCTCTATCTCTAAAGTCTCACCCTTTTTAGTACCATCAAAGGTATGGGCAGTTACGTCTGGAGAAATACTCCAGTATGTATTCCAGGATTCTGCAGGAGTAGTGTTAGCTTTCTGAACCAAGGTTACTTCCCTTTCTACTCCCTGTACTACTACCTTGAGAATCTGTTCTTTGATATTATCTCGGTCTTCGTTTATTGCCTTCGGTTTTACACGAATAGTGGCAGTACCTGTTCCGGATAATGCGGATATTTCAAAATCTGCTGCCATTATTTTACCCTCCTTATTTCTTTTCTGATTTCATTTCGTATTTCCTTTTGTAAGGCTACCTTTCCACCGGCAGCCTTAAATGCAGGACCCCAGAGAGGACGAGGTGGTAAGTTACCATCTCTGCTACCATACTCGAGCATGATAGCAATCTGATTCAAAGTTTTTCTTGAAGTCTTACCTGTGTAGGTAATCTTCCTGATTCCAATTGGTAATCCTACGAAAGTCCTCTTCTTACCTTTTACTATGGTAACGGACTTTGCATATTGACCAGTAAGGTTTAGCATTGTATGTTCTCCATACTTCTTAATGGTACCTGGAGAATGTTTTGGCCAAGATACTCCAGAACCCTTTGGAGGTATACCAGTATTTAAACTACGCCTTACTATACGAAGAAGTTGATTGCCAAACTTCTCGGTACCTTTCGCATAGCCTTTTGTTAAGATACTTGGAGTTTGAGCAATCAACCTTTCTGCACGAGCTTGTTCTCGTTTATCTACGTATATTTCTAGTGAACCAATTGGAGTCGATAGATTAATATTAACCGACTTACTTGGCATGTTACTTGTCTTTAAATAATCCCAGCTCTTCGGCAATTTTTTCCAGGAGTGCTTCTGACCGATTTAATCGGACATCCACATTACCCATATAGGCTTTAAATTCTTCGAACTCAGGAGCTGGTTTACTGGGTTCTTTGTAATTGATAGAGCCTAAAATTTTATCGCATTCTGATACAATTGCCTCATACCTTTCCCGGTTATTAAGAATGTTCACTGCATTCTGTCTCTGATTAGAAACTTCACTGATAATGTTGTCCAGATTAGTGGTATAATAAATACCATTGTAAATACCTTCCTCTGCCTGAGATGGCAAATAGATTGTGATTTGAGATACTGAATCCTGTATCACAAGTTCAAGGCTATTTACAAACCCATCCTTAACCATGGATGCCATGGGTTTACTTTCACCTACCTTCAGAATCCTTGCTTGGTCAAAGATAGGATAGAGAGCACGTCGGTCTCTTTCTAAGGAGAAGATTATATCCCCTTTCTGCAACTTTTGAAAAATCATCTTATCGTCCATGTTACTTCTTATTTATTAAATTTAAACCAAATGAAACTGCACCTGGATTCTTCTGCATGAAGTCTACCAGGTTTAAGAATTGATAGTATCCAAATTGATTTATGAGTACCTGAGCTTTGTTTGCTACTTCTTGTGCAATCTCTATATTAGGAGCGGGTAATGCCAATTGTATCTTAAATTCGGTGAGTTGTTCTTGTTCCATAATTCCTTAGTTAGTGGGTTAAAACGAAAAAAGGAGTACACCGGTTAGATGCACTCCTTTTCAATCATCTTAGTTTTTGGCAAATTTAAGCCGGTGTAGTAGTGGTGCCTTTCAATGCAGCAACTACCTGGTTAAGGCGAGCAATCTCCTGGTCTTTGGCGGTGTTCTCGATGAGGCACTTGATTTCCTGTTGACCATTCTTCAGATCACAGCAGCAACGTTCCAACTGAAGAGCCAGATCGGATTTCACTTCCTTAATCAAGCCCTTAGTTTCACAGCAACAGTTTTGCTGTTCGTGTTCCATGTTGCAGAGACGGTCCATTACACGATTGAAGCCTGCGCCCATTTGGTCACGAGAATCCCGGATATCGGAATTGGTTTTGTATCCCAAATCACAAAGTCCTCTTTCCGTTGTGAAACGATTGTTAAGAATTTCTCTACCTACACCGGCAACATCTTTTGCAACTCCACTGATTTCTTGAGTTACTCCTCTGGCAGCATCAGAGATATCCTTGTAGATACCTGCTTTTGCTTCCTGAACGGTAGACTCTACCTTCTGAATGTCAGCTTTAGTGTCATTGATTTTGTCCCATACAGAAACTGCAGCCGCACCAAAGCCACCACCTACCAATGCACCTCCAACAGCACCCCAACCAGAATTACGATTACCACAGCAACAACCATCGTTACAGCCTCTGTCCGCGATTACAACGCCATCGCCGGCACCTTTTACTTCTACTCCCATAATTGTAAGGTTTTAAAGATTAATACTTAGGTTAATTATACATTAAATACAGAATGGTGTTGTATTTTTATTACCCCAAATTAAATACGTATTCATAAGTAATTGTTGCAGCATTCTGAGTGATATCAAGTGTAAGTTTTTTACCTGATTCACTTTGAGTAACTGTAACCGTAGCAGATCTTGATGATTCTTCGATATTCTCTGAAGCTTTACTTGATACAGTCTTACCACTAACTGTAACAGAAGACCAAGAGGGAGTACCAGACAAACTTACACCTACATCATAAGTATCTGAAGTTTCGGAACCATTAATTACTTTTTTCTTATAGGATATAAAAGTCTTAGATAAAGTATCCCCTGAAGCAGCATGGTGAATGGATTCACTTGCACCAGCACCATTCCAATAAAAGTAGTAATTATAACTTACACTAGCACCACCCTGAGTAATATCTACATAATCAGAAGCCCCATCATAGTTAGCAAAGACTCTAACGGTTCTAGAACTGGTACTACTGTTTGAAGAAGCAGTAAGGGTAGTCCCAGATAATGTAAAACCTGAAATACCATTGGTACTTAAGGATGGGTCAGCAGTATCATAGCCATCCCTTACTGTGTAACCAGAAGTATAATTTGAATATCGATCTCTACTTGCACTTGGGTATAAAGTTACACTCCCCCCAGTATTAGAGATAGTGTATGAACTAGCAGTTAGAGTTACAGACCATGAACCATAAGAATAGCTCAACCATTTATTTGCCTCTTGATATACAGGTATACTTACAGATTTAGTTTTACCATTGAGTGATAAAGTACCAGTAAGTGTACCTACTTGGGTTCTAGATTTTACGGTATCTTCCAGATTACTTGCACTAACTGCAGTACCATAACTAATACTAGCACCACTTGTAATCGTACCTCCTCCCGTTGTAGAACCATTCCATCCCCAGGTCTGGGAATAAGTTGGCAAAGTAGTAAATGAACTTCTTGTACCTCCACTTGCAGGTATATCGGTTACAGCTCCACCACTTGCAGTAATTTCACTATAAGTCTTATAACCTGCAGATTGAGAACAAGATATGGTTACTTTCTTATTGGTTTCTGCTTGGGTTAAAGTTACGGTACCACTACGAGTACTGGTAGAAGTATTATTACCCATAGTTACTGAAGTACCGGTACCGGATATACTTCCTCCATTAGCTCTAGTATAAGTTAAAGAAATTTGGTTACCATAATTATGGCCATTTCTTAATTCTTGCTTGTATGAAGTTACCGTGAAAGTTTTAGTACCTCCAGTTGCCCCAAAAGAAATAGAAGTGGGGTTTACACTAAATCCATAACTCCAAGATTGAGATGCAGCAGCTTGAGTAAAGGTTACTTTAAAAGTTTTACCAGATTCGTTCTGTGTAACAAGAGTATTGGAATCTGACCGAGAGGTTAATCCCAGATTCTCTGAAGCAGTCCAAGGAGGTACTTGATTACCGTGATTAGTTACCCATGTAGGTGTATTACTAATAATATAATTTACAGTAACTTCAGCTCCATTAGCTACTCCATCCCAATATTTCTGTTTCGTAGAAATAAAACCAAAACCCTGATTAGAAGAGCTGGGGTTACCCAAAGCATCAAAGCTTATACTACTGTATCTAGAAGTAAATGTATACTTATAGGTTACCTTATGAATATCTTCGAGTTTGACACATTCATTATTTCCATAGGAACTGGCATTGGATAGTTCCAACCCCACATAATTTTCCCCTGTTCCTGTCGAGGAGAGTGCTAACAATTCAGCCTTGGTAGGGCAGTCATTTCCTGCCCTACCAAGGCCTACTTTAGTTTTGACAGCACTCCAGGTTGCTATCTCTCCCATGATTATTTATTTTTAAGTTCTTGAATCTCAGCCTTCAAAGCCTTAATCTCATCGTAGAGAAGTTTAACACCTTCAATTGCCAAAGTTGACATCTTGTGATATTTAACTTGTTTTACGAGTACATATTCTTCTCCATTGATTTCCAAAGTTTCGAATTCCTCTGGATTAGGTACTGTAGATTTCTCTACTGGAACTTCCTCTACATATTTACCAAATCCCAATCCCTCAAGATTCTGAGCAATAGTTCCCTCGTCCTCTTTACCAAGCATTTCGAATGACTTAGTTGGTATCTGGCAAATCTGTTCCAGAGTATGATTCAAATCCTTAATATTAGATTTGAGTCGAACATCTGAAGACTCTTTGAAGAAACCTGAAGGAGCCGTAGTCTTAGCAAATACTACCTGGTCGGTAGTTGCCAAACTCAATTGAGCTCTAGTTACTACGTGAGGATTATCTCTTCTACCAGCATGGCTATTGATAGAAGTCTGAGCAGCAGTACCTGCAGCCTTAGCATCAGCAATAGCAGTAGCTTGAGCAGTAGATACTGGCTTATCAGCATCAGAAGTATTATTAACATTACCCAATCCAACCTGAGTTTTAGTAACTGCATGAGGATTAGATTTATTGGCAATGTGATTATTTACCTTAGTTTCTAAGGCAGTTACATCTGAACCCGTATCGGCAATCAAACCATCAACGTAAGTTTTCAATTCTGTACGAAGAGCATTGATAGCATTAGTTCTATTGGTAATCTCATTTGCCAACCCCTGTACCGTATTATCCAAGTTAGTCTTATCAGCTGCAGTCATTACACCTGCAGTAGTCTTAGTTGCTGCTGGTATGGTGACATTCACATCTGTACCCCTACTATATGAGCCCTCTTCGGTATTCTTTACCCATCTAAAATACTTTAATCCGAGATTATTCGTATTTTGGGTAACACCGTTTATTACCGTCATTATCTCCTGAGGTAAACTATTGATTAGTTTATCATGCTCATTATCTTTTGCAATACGAGCCTCTTGTTCATCCTCTATGGCTTTCGGTAGGGTTTGATTAAGTTTTATTACACTTTCTGCCTCCATCAAACCGGCTTCTTGAGTAGTGGCATTGGTTAGTGGAATAAGCATCCCCTCAGGCTGATCTATGTAATGACCCTGGTCATCTAAAGAAGAATAATTACACTGAATAATTATATTCCTCTTGTTTCTGTTAGCTATTGAAATATTACTGATTAAATTTCTAGGCATACTAGATACCACATCCTCAAGATGTTTACCTCTACTACCCTCGAAAGCAGTACCTGCAATTTCTCCAATAATAAGGGAAGAAGTGTTACTATCTACGAATTTAGTACCTGTCCAACGGAATTGGTAAGGAGGTTCACCATTGGTAATATTAATATAAATCTTACCTGCCTCTCCAGTGATGGCATTCTGATGAGCAGCATCCGAATACAATTGAACATTAGTAAGACCTCCAGTGGGGCTTACATCATAGGTAGCATATACTTCAAGTACATCATCTACATATGAAGGCAAATGGTTAGCAGGTACTAACCCATTCCCATCCAATGGAGCAAAGCCATCAGCCTTACCCTTAGTTGCTACAAAGGCATCATGCTTAGCTTCTAGAGTGTTAATGTTATTCTGCAGTTTAGTATCAAGGGCAGTGTCTGCCGCAGTTCTATCAGCAATCTCTTTATCAATCCTTACACCCAATGCAGTATCAGCAGAAGTACGAGCAGTTGCTTCATCGTTTACAGCTTTAGTAAACTTGGTATCTAAAGCAGTATCTGCCGCAGTTCTATCAGCTACTTCTTGAGCAAGAGCGGCTTCTGATTTACCGTCCAAAGCTTCGATAGCATCTTTACGGTCCTGAACCTCTTGAGCAATAGCATTGGGTAAGGTCTCATCCAGGTTTGTCTTATCTACGGCAGTCATAACTCCGGCCTTTTCTTTAGTTGCCTTTGATATACTGAAATTATTAGTGCCCTTTAATTCATATACTCCAGTATCTCTATTAAAAGTTGAGGGTTGAGATACTAAGTCTACATGGTCTGAATAAGGAACTGAATTCCTATGATAACTTATAAACTTCTCAGGAAGAGAATCAAACAGCTTCTTATCTGCTGCAGTTTGTACACCAGCTTTCTCTGTAGTAGAGGCAGGCAATGTAATAGGATTCTGTTCTACTGTACCATCTTCAACTACGGTCTTAGTAGCAGCTATGCCAACAGTAGTTTCATTGGGAGTTACTGCACCAAGAGCAAAGTTAGCGGTATTGATTCTGTCCAATTCTACTTTATCTTTCGCAGTCATAGTACCAGCCTTATCTGCCGATACTACCGGTAAATCGAAAGTATCTGTAGTGTCATCATTCAAGCCATTATCCTTAGTTACTGTAACTGTAACCTTATCAACATCAGAAGTTGCTGAGATTTCGGTAATAGCATTGGGGTCTAAGCCATCAAGTTTAACCTTGTCTGCAGCAGACATAACTCCGGCAAGAGTTTGAGTAACTGGCAAAAGGTTCTTAGTTGCCTCTACCTCATCACCATACTGATTATTCTCTTGGTCTTTAGTAGAAGTTTTTACCTTGAATGTAAGTTGAGTAGCGTTACGAGTTACAGCACTTACATCTGTAACCATGGTACCAGGCAAAGCATCAGAAGTACCTTCCTCAGCTACCAATCTTTCCTCATGGTCATTGGTAATTGCAGTGAATTTATTATCCAATGCAGTATCAGCATCGGTTCTGTCTTGGATTTCTTTATCGATACGAGCATTGATTTTCTTATCTTCTGCAATACGAGCAGCTTCCTCTGCATCGATATTATCCTGGAGAACTTTATCGGCAGCAATTCTTTCTTCTCTTTCTGTGTTAAGGTCAGAAGTATTCTGGTCGATTTTTGCCTCCAATCGGATATCTTCAGATTTACGAGCAGCAATTTCACTTTCCAACAAATCCTTGATGGCAGTGTAATTACCATTAACGTTATCCTGAATACCCTGGATTAATTCCAGGTTACGTTGGATATTAGCAGTATTCTGAGTTACCAGAGCATTAGTAGCATTCAGGGAAGTTAACAACTCTGTACGAGTTTCACTTACAAAAGTTCTCAGCTCATTTACCGTAGTAGTAAGAGTATTACTCAGGTTAGTGAATGATTGTTGTAAAGTATTATCTCCCTGTTCTCGTAAGTTCTTTTCGGCTTCAAGCTTATTCTCCAACTCTGTAAGCTTAGCAGTCATAGTTGCTGCAAAGTTGGGATCATCACCGAGAGCCTTAGCAATCTCTGCCAAAGTGTCCAATACTTCAGGGGCTGAACCAATAATATTTTGGATTGCAGCCTCTACTTGTTCTGCATTCTGAAAGTCAGAATCGTTTAATAACTCTGATACCTTAGTGATGTAGTTTGCATGTTCTTCAATGCCATCAAGTTTAGCATATAGCAAATCCGTGAAGTCATTAGAAGAAAGTACTTTACCATCTACCTTATCTACCTTCTTTCCATCCATTGCCTGGTCAGCAGCAATTCGATCTGCTTTTTCCTGAGCAATAGCATTATTAATAAGGGTATCTTGGTTAGCACGTTCTGTAGCTTCCTTATCGATATTATTCTGCAACTCAGTATCACCAGCTAAGCGGTCATTCTTTTCGGTAAGTATATTTTGGTTGATACCCGCCATATCATCTTTATGGTTCTGAAGGTTGGTATCAATCTTTGCCTCAAGTGAAGTCTCTTTGGCAATTGCTCGGTCTTTCTCTGCATTAATAGCAGTAGTGTTGGCATTTACCTTTGCTTTTAGTTCATTCATAGCATCGGTATTACCTGCCTCTAGAGAATCAATACGAACTCCCAAAGCATTATCACCAGCAATACGATTTTCCTTTTCTTGTTCAAGCTTAGTGTTAATATTACCTACTTCGGATTCCAAAGCTTGTTTGGTATTATCCAACTTAGCAGTAAACTCAGTACTCAAAGCTTTATCAGCTGCAGTACGGTCTGCTACTTCTTTATCTAAGTTAACCTGGAGAACTTGGTCGGCAGCCTTTCTTTCTACACTCTCAGTATTAAGGTCGATATTGAGAGTATCGATACGAGAACTCAAGGCACTATCAGCATTAGTACGATCAATGATTTCTTCGTTAATCATATCCTTAACTTCCTTGTAGTTATCACCTACAGTCTTAGTTAAGTTTGTGATTGCCTCTGAATTTCTTTCAATACTATGTTGGTTAGTGGCAATAGCAGTAGTATTTGCATTTACCTGCTCAGTAAGCTCATTACGCAATGTATTGATAGACTCTTGCATACTCAATGCCAAGTCTGAGATACGCTGGTTAACGTTAGCCAGACTTTGAGTATATGCTTCATCAGCAGTCTTTCTTTCGGCAATCTCCTTATCCAAATTAGCCTGAATTACTGCATCGGCATCTTTACGGTCTTGGATTTCCTTATTAAGGTTATCTCTTACAACTCCGAGTGCAGCATCTCCAGTAGCAGACTTATTGTCTACGTATTCTTTCAGTTTAGTTTCGAGAGCAGTGTCAGCATCCTTACGGGCTTGAACTTCAGCAGCTACCTCAGCACTGTTTGCCTCGTCTCCTGCAATACGGTCTTCGATTTCTTGGTTAACCTGTTCTGTAATTGCAGCCAACTTCCTAGTGATGGTAGTTGCAAAGTTGGGGTCATTTCCAAGGGCATCAGCAATTTCCTTAAGAGTATCAAGTACTTCAGGTGCTGAACCGATAATCTTTTGGATAGCAGCATTTACTTCTTCTTCAGTTTGGAAACCGGCATCATTGATAAGCTGAGAGAGATGGGTAATATAGTTTGCCTTTTCTTCTATGCCATCCAATTTAGCTTTGAGTATATCGGTAAAGTCGTTCTTAGTCAAAGAATAACCTTCACGTTTATCTACCTTCTTAGCATCAAGGTCTTTATCACCTTTTTCTCTAGCAGCAGCCTCGGCAGCAATAGCATTAAGCAATTGTTCTTTGTCTTCTACACCCTGCTCTTTTATATCCTCAATTTTATGTTCGAGAACTAAATCCTGAGCAGCACGAGCAGTAGCCTCTGAATCTATATTGTTCTGTAATACCTGGTCTGCAGCAGTACGTGCTTGAGCTTCTTGGTCAATTTTACCTTGAAGAGCATTGTCTGCATTAGTACGATCTGTTACCTCTTTAGAGATTTCATTGTGAAGAACTTGGTCCTCAGAATGACGGTCTACCTTCTCTTGGTCAATTTTACCTTGAAGAGCTAAAGTATCTGCCTGGCGATTAGTGATTTCTTCGTTAATCTTAGAATCCAGTACAGTATCTGCGTTAGTACGATTTGCAGTTTCTTCTGCAATCTTTGACTCAAGGGATGCCTTATCATTGATATGGAGAGTTTTAAGGTCATTTACACTTTCCTTAATCTCATTATCGGCAGCAATACGTTCATCTTTTTCCTTTTGGATAAGATCCTTGAGTTCCTTCTCAAGTTCACCATTACCTTGATTTACCTTATCTTCAAGGTCTTTGATATCTTCAGCATTCTTATCTACCTTCTTCTCAACTCGGTCGATTTCAGCTTTTAAGTCTGCCTTAACGGTATCAATCTTCTTATTGATTTGGTCTAACCCATATTCTAGGTTATCCTGAACTGCAGCTACTGCAGCACCCAGAGCAGCTTCGGCTTCCTTAGCACGATTAACCTCTTCGGTTAAAGCAGTACGAAGGTCGGTTAATTTATTAGTGATAGTAGTTGCAAAGTTGGGGTCATTGCCCAATGCTTCTGCCAACTCTTTAAGAGTATCAAGGGCATCATCAGCACCATCAACCAAATCACTAATCATCTGTTTAACTTCTTCCTCAGTTTGATATTTCAAATCATTCTCAAGCTGAGAAACTTTAGTGATATAATTTGCATGTTCTTCGATGCCATCAAGTTTAGCCTTCAACTCATCGGTAAAATCATTTTTCGATAAGTCGTATCCTTCTTTCTTATCTACCTTATTCTTGATAGAAAGTACGAAGGCCCAGAACTCATTTATAGTTCCCCCAAAGCCAGCACGAACAAAGTCATCATAGTAACCCTGTAACAACCGCTGGTCAATCTCTTCGCAGGTGTAATATTTACTTACATACATATTTATAAAATTTAAGGATTAATTACTGAACGTTGACGACCCAGTAAGAATTCCGAATCTATATCCCTGAATGGTTCTCCCTCTGAACCACAGAAGGCATTCATTGGTATATTCGGATTTTCTGGATCTACATCTCCACCGTCTTCTATATCCCCCCGAATACAAGCATAATCAGGAAGCTTATTTACACGGAATTTCATTACCTGGCCTATACCAGGATGAGGTATTATTTTATCCCAGATATCACCGAAGTAATCTTGAAAGCAGGTGACAAATTTGTTTCCGGTCATTGATTGAAATGCCGTTACATCATTGCCATTACCTTTCATTTCAATATGAACTCCAGATGTACCATTAAGGATAACCAGATTACTATCAAACCAGATTCCACTGGAAGTAGTAATTGGGGTCCACCTCAGTACTAACATCTTTGCCATACACTTAATGTTTTATTCTACAAATTCAATTTTGGTATCTCGGTCTCTCTTTAGGATAACCATGAAAACTAAAGCCTCATCCTTTGCCTGAGCAGTCTGAGTATCTCCAGAAGGCTTATACGTTATACCATTAATTACAAACCTATCTTGTTCCCAATTAAAATCCCAATAACCTTCCGGTGTAAGATAACCGATTTGTTCTATATAAGATTTAGAAATTAGTATTGATAAGTTTTCATCATCCAATTCTCCTGAAATAGTTGCCTTATTGATAGGCCAGTTTCTGAAAGCATTGTAGTAACATAATGCCTCGATTTGGATGTTATAATATTTAGGTATACTGTCTTCGGCATGACTGAGAAGCTGATTAACATGTTTGGCCCAGGTTATGGATTGCCTACCAGCATCCCAATCTAAGAAGTCAGTGATAATTTTCTTGTATCTATCCCAAGAGCGGTTCTTTACCATTCTCCAGGGTTCTTTTGTCATAACTTAGTTAAGATTGATTTCTTACCACCTTTTACTGGAATACTTGGATTTGGTCCATCTAATACTCCAGGTTGCCTTCTGTTAACTACTTTGGGAACTACGGTTCTGAATACTTCATCACAGAACGGTAAGTAGATTTCCAACCGTGAAGCTAACATACAAAGGTTCTTTCTTAATTCATCTATTAATCCACCCGGTTGCATTGCTTGAGAAAGTGTTTTCCATAGGGAACTTGTAGCATCTGCCAAGGTATCATAATATTGCACTTCAGTGGGCCCAGTAGTGATTTGTTTTATCCTATCACCACGAGCAAGTTCAGGTTTAGAAGTACCATCACCAGTTTGTTCTTTGGTAGAGGTTAATTGACTTAAGTATTCGGAAGTACTCGTTAATAGATTAAGTATCTTCACATTGAGAAAATCCCATGCTGCCAATTCCATTATTAATTGGTTTTCTAGTGCTTCATACCATAATTCATCCGTATACTTATCGGGTGCAATGGTATGGTTTACTAGAGGTCCAATGTAATATTGCCACTTAGTGATGTAAATAGATTTCTCTTCCCTGGTCATCCCATCAGATATTTCTGAAGGGATATAATGGTCGATTAAGTTATATATTGTATCGGCTAATGCCGTATGCCCATAATCACAAACTACCAGAGTCTTATCTACGGTGATATCTAAACCGCTAGAGTTAGTTGCATGTAAGGTTACGGTATAGAAACCGGGAGTTTCATAAGAATAGGAAACATGTCTTCCACCATTGAAAACCTCTCCCTTATCATCGCCAAAGTCCCAGTCAAAAATAGATTTGGCCGGGACTTTGGATATGACTCTGAATGAAACTTCCAGACCTGACGTAACGTACAAAAAGTCCAGATTGTCTTTCATATTAGTCTGTCTTATGTAATTTTCATAGACTACCCTTTAGAAGAGGATTCAAATTCTTCCAGCAAAGCCTGAAGAAGTGTTTCTACTGTGTCGTCTTTGTCTGCCACTATTTCGTGTAAACCCGCTACCAGCTTCAGTTCTTCGAAAGAATAAGCCTTTGAAAGTTTCTCCAAAGTCATACCTTTCTTGAACTGAGAATTCAGTCTCTTATCCAACTTTTCGATGTCGGCCTCTGAATACTTTTCGATTTCTGATTTATCAGCAATGATAATCAGATGGCCAGAAGCAATTGCCTTCTGAATTTTTGGTGCACGGAATTGACGACGAGAGAGTTCCTTATCTTCTCCTCTACAAACGGTAATACCAGTTGATTGGTCATGAAAACTGTAAGCTCTTGGTCCCACAGTTACTGTATATTTTTCTTTAGCCATATTTCCTAAGATTTAAAAAGTGATAAAGAGAGGATGAGTCTTTTTAATTACCCACCCTCTCAGGGAATTTATATAGATGAAACCGGACTGCCCTTATTATTCGAGGTTAACCATCAAATATGGGTCTACGTTCATGAACTTGGGGAATCCGCATTCTGAGAACTTCTTGTCAGCAGCCAGCAATATAGTTGCATCCTGGTACATCTTAGAGAAGCCAGTAGTCAAGCTTGCATAGATTGCCTGAGTCTGGTTAGAAACGATTCTTTCCGATTCAAGCATCAACTGACGAGCAGTAAGCTTAATCAAGGCAGCAGAGGTATCAATCAACAACAGCTGTTGGTCAGGTGTTCCCGGATGGATATAGAAGTCAGCATTCTTGGGAACCGGAGACTTCACATTCAGTGTAGCTTCGGTAGTACCAGAGTGACGGTCTTTAAATTCCGGTAAGTTCAGCATTTCGATTGCTTGGTCTTCACCACCAATCATAGTTTGGAAGTTACGTCCCATACGAGCAGCACGTACCCAAATATGCAGAAGGTCTTTGTAAGTGATACCATTGGTTGTTTCGTATACACCAATTACTGGGGCTGACTCAGAGCCATCAGGGTTGTTACCATTGATAGCCACGTCCATAGCCAAAGTATCCAAAGCATAACCCAACTGAACACCAAAGTCACGAAGGTAGATTCCCAAGACATCGAGTGAAACGTAGTTACGAACTTCATCAGTAAGTTTGAAACCCTTCCCAATTTTGAAGAGGCTAACCGATTTTTGTCCGAAGCTAACATCACCCAATGGGATAGTTTCTGCTTCGTTAACCTTTGCAGGTGCAGCATCAGACATGTTAACCATCGGCATGATTGCTTGCAAGCCGTTGATAGATTGGTCAGATGCGATGATGTTCGGATAGAACGGAGCCTGGCGCATACCCAATGTGATGGCAGTACGAATGATTTCCGGAACAATCCAGCGAACATCTTGCTGAGGCATTGTGAAGATATTCTGCATAGTATCAACCTTAGGATTGATGCCCATCTTTTCGAACAGTTCATCTTGTGAAATACCCCATTTACCAGTAACTAATTCCTCGAGTGTTACCTCTACAGGCTTCTTGTCCTGTGAACCGGAACGAACAGCTTCCAAGCTTCTTACCATTTCCGGCAGCTCTTTCATAAAATCCTGAGCCTTCAATTTTGTAATATCAATTTGTCCCATAATTTTTCTTTGGTTTAGCGGATGAGTACTTGAATCACATCGTTTGCCTCATCTGCAGGAGTGATGGCAATGAATTGAGATTCGTCTGTAGAAGCTTCGGCGATTACGAAACGGTCATGCAAAAGGTCTGCAGTTGGGTTAATATAACCGCAATCAAGAGTTTCTTTTGCAACCCAATTCAAAATCATATAGCCTTGAACTGCTACGGTTACTTCTACTGGGAAATTACGTTGAGGTTGATAAGCAGGGTTAACGTTATCCGTTACTGCTATACCCAGATATACCTGGCTACCAGCACCTCCCGGGATAAACGGTTCAATTAAACCGTCGGTACCCAAAGCAACTGCCATGCCCTGTACAATCTTTGTGTCGGCTTTTACATTGAAAGCCTGGTGCAACTTGTGTGATTCACTCTTGTAAATCACTGCTTTGGGAGTTCTTTCCCCAAAGAGAGTCATTTGCTGAGGATTGTTTACGATTTTAGTCATAACTCTAATTTATTTATATGATAACTTATTTTAATTTCTTCTTGTACAAGCCATCAAGTACACTGCTGGTTGAAGAAGGTTCTTGGTTCTGAGTAGTGTCTTCAGTTCCAGTTTTACCCTCGGTATCATCCTCGGCAATTGAGGAAGCACGGTTGACGTCCTTAGAACCACATTTAGAACAAGTGAGAGGGAACTTCTCTTCCAAGCGAGCTTGGTAATCCTTAGTCAAGGAAACAAGAGTAGTAATACCAGTTGTTTCTGCATTGAGCATCGTAACGATTGTCTCATCTGCATTTTCACCCATCAACTTCTTGTAGGTTTCTACGGCATTTTCACGGAGAGAAGCAATGTGATTCTTTCCTACAGTTGCCATTTCCTTCAAGTTTGCTACCTCAGCATTCAGATTTGAAATCTGTTCCGTAAGAGAAGTTTTCTCTGTGGTAAGATTATCTACTGAAGTTTGCAAAGTGTTTCTGGATGATACCAAATTTTGAATGCAGGCAACTACTGTTTCCTGATTCATCTCCTTGCCTTCTTCCAGGGTAAGCATATTATCCCCGAAAAGGCTTTCAAGAAATTTTTCGAATTCGTTCATATTATTTTCGTTTGAATGATTATCCTTGGCATCATTATCATTAAAAGAATCCCGAGTATCGTTTTCTTGAAATGATGATAAGTCCGATTTATAATCCGTAAAGAAGTATTGCTTCGATTTATCATCTCGGTATTCTTCATAGGATGCCCAAGTTCTTTTGGCAAAGGTTGGGTTAATGATTTTACCATCCGAACCAATTTTCTGGGCAAATGAATCAGCACCATGTGAAACTAATGAGGTCTCAAGGTAACGAACAATTTCAGTAACAATTCTACGTACCATAACTCCCTTAGAGTCATAAGTACCCAGTTTCTGATAAAATTCGTTATCTTCCATTTGGGGATGGGATTTATCCCACTTAAATTGTACAGTAACCGAATTACTATGAATTGAGGGTGGCTCCATAAGAATTCCTCGAGCAATTCTTGGATTTGCCTTACCATCAATCTTCAGAATACCGTTGATACCTGCTGGTATAGTAAAGCTACCGTCTTTATAAGATTCCTGCCACATTACTTGTGATACAGCACCAATAGCATTACCGATGTTGGTTTCATGGTCACAGTTTACTGTTTGACCAAGCAACATCTTCATAGAAACCTTTAGTACTCCATTCTGACCAAAGTCTGTCGGGTTCCAATTCTTAGATACAATCGTTTCTGAAAGTAATCTGAACATTGGTTCGATAAACTCTTCGTCCTTAGGAGTTAGTTCCGATTTGTCTAGGTTGGGATAGTAAGTATTATAATCTATATCCCCTCCCCAAAACCCAAATTGAGCAATGGAATCCGGTGTAGGATTTTTCCATTTGTAATAATTCTCTGAGAAAGCCTTGGCTCCCACTGCTTCTGGGATATACCCAGCCATAATGGTATGGCCTTGACCTATCACCATAGAATCAAGATGCTCTTTGTTTTTCTTTGTGAATTTACTCATCTTGCTTTAGTATTTTGGTCTCCTCGAGAAGGAGCCGGGTTTGTCTTATCTCTTGACCTACGAGCAGATTGGTTTTTATCATCCTGCCTTTGTTTCTTCTTGGTACCCTCTTGTGGGTCTATATTACCACCCTTAGCAAATTGGTCCTCAAGTGAAACTCTTGGTTCCTTTTCATCTGGTGAATCATAACCCATTGCCCAAGCATATTGCTCTTGGCTAATGATACCTGCCTTATACAATAAGTCAAGGTTCTGTATCTTATACTGAAGACCTTGTTGGATTTTAACTTCATCAGAAACTGTAGAAGTTCCCCAATCAATCTTCATCCCCTTATTATTAAAGCCTGCCAGACGCAGTTCTAGAGAATAAAGTCGGTCTAATACATAAGCTACAAGCATTTGGATATTTTTTAACTGGCTAATCATCTTAGACAGCATTATACCAGTTGCACCTTCACCAGTAGTAGATGATACCCCAATGATAGAGCCATTAACTCCCAACCCATTTGCTACAGATTGTTGGTTCATATTCCAAGGCTTCTCGATATTACCGAGTTCCTTAGTAGTAGAATTGAGTTTGAATTCATGGTCATCTATGTAACCAGCAACTACTCCATCCTTCATACCCTCTTTAACATTACGTTTAAGGATATTAAGTTCATGGTATAATCGAGATTCATAAGCTTTGATACTCTCGTTGGGTCTTTGTGGAGATTTCTGCATTTTAGCTTCTAAGAAACCAACCATACCACAAATCTCCATGATATGTTTGAAGTTAATCTTCATATCATTTTGTCCTTTGAGAGAATCCAATGCAGGCATAAATGGAGGAACTCCATAAGGTTCATCGGTATCATTGAACATACCAACATAGAAGTAGGTTTCTGGGTTAAGCTTAATGTAATCTTGTTGCTTAACAAAGAAATTTATATTCTTTTGGTAAGGAGCATACACCCCATTTAATTCACGTTTAAACTTGATGTGTTCTGGCTTAAGGAATAATACAGTAGCCAAACCATCAAGCTTATCATTTGGTACTCCTTCTACGGATATTGCCCCACTTACAAGAAGTTGAACAATCATTTTATTAACTAAACCATCTATACCAGCAGTATATCTGGTCCATCCCTTGGTGGCTTTCTTAAGATGTTCTCTCATCTTTGAAGCCTCTTCATCGGTATTATTAGGGAAAGTTACTGTATGACTGGTGTTAGCTAACTTAAACATATCTTGCAATGCAATGCCCATATCAGGATTTACTTTATATAAATCCCGAATTAAAGGTATCACATCAACACGAAAAGAGGGTTCAACTAATTTAGTCAACCCTTGTAATGATGTAATTAAGTTATCGCTATCATCGTCAACTGAAACCCTACCAGGCGAAATCGATGTGGCAGGCTTCTCCTCTTTATTAGAGGATGTACCATTCTTGGGAGGGTCCTTCTTACGTCCCCAACCCCAACTAAAATTGAAGTACTTTTTCATCTTGGTTGTACGATTACGTTAGTTTTTCCTTTCCTTATGTGATTACATATTGCTTTTCCAAAGATATCATCATCGGCATATACGTCTCCTTCAAGGTCTACATCTACAGCTGAATTGTTAGCCCTATGTTTACCCATTGCAACAGGTCTACCTAAACCATCATAGATGAAAGTATAAGCTTCTTGTACAAAGAATGGGTCCTTAATGATTACGTGATCTAATCGAATATCTTCTTCCAAGTTCTCTATTATCACTGAACGATTCTTTTGGGTGGTTAACCAACCAGGGGATTTATCCATTTCAGGTCTACTTTTACCTTTTTTCTTTAGCATCTTCTGGTAGTAGTAAAGGTTAGGGTAGCCTTCGTCTTGAAGCTTAGAAGTTACTGATAAACCAACGTCATTGGATTCTGGAGCTATTACTGCCCAGTTAAACAACTTCCCAGTATCACCAAGTAACTTAGCATAAGCTCCCACTGCCATTCTTCCCTTATATACTACTTGTTCTTCTCCTAGCTTATCCATACAAGTAAATGAAGAGTAGTCAGAAGCTCTACCAGTTGAAACGTCTGCACCAATGAAATATTCTTTATCTGATTCGGGTTCACAGAATTGTCGATATTGACCATTAAATCTCTTCTTAATAACTGGGTAATCACTAAGGCAGTCTTCGATAGCTTTAATATCGGCTAAGTCGAAGACTGTATTACCAGATGATAAGAAGTCACCATCAATTTCTTGTGCAGTTCGTTTTGCTCCCAAAGCAGAAGACATTTGGTTATACCAATTGATATCTCGTTCTGGGTGCATTTGCCAGTATAATCGAATTGGGTTAAAAGGATTACCTCCTGCAATGGCATCTACCCAAGTTGAGTGATAGAAATTACCAACTCCATAGGGAGTGGAATTGACGATGGCAGCTCCACCAGTGGAAAGAGTAGGGAATGCAGCAGCCCAAATTTGAGCAGCCCATCTTACTACTGCTGCCTCGTCAATTACCAGAAGAGAAAGGGATTCCGAACGACCGGCTTCGGATGATGTCGGAATAGATTCAATAAATGACCCATTATCAAATTCTATCATGGAAGCAGAACCGTATTCTCCAGCTCTACCATTGATTATGGGAGTTTGAAGGTACCATGGAAGATTCTTGTACATGAACTTAATCTTCTTAAGCACCTTCTTAGCAGTTGTGTCTTTGATAGAGATAATGTTTATCTTTTTGTTGGGATGGTACATCGCCAACCAAAGACAGTACATTGAAATAAGTTCTGTAATTCCTGCCTGACGGAACTTGAGAATGATATTGAATCGTTGGGCAATGAAATTGTAGAGAACTGATTTCTGAAATGGGTATAAATCAAATCTTACCTTTCCTCTTACTGGATGTATCACATAGCAAAAAAGGCTAAAAAAGAAAACATCACTAGAAACTCGGGATAAGTTTGATAGCTCTTCTCGAGTTAAAGTAGTTCTAGTTTCTGAGATAGTCTTTGCCATATCTAAAAGTTATACGTTATTTGAAATTCGATGTCAGTACCTATACCAGATTTTATCTTTGGGTAGTAAAAGGTATTGACTCCGAATTTGTAATTAAATCTCTTAGTCTTGATTGAAAGACCAGCTCCCATATCGAAGAGATTATTGAAAGGTCTGTATTTGCCATAAATGTATGGACTAAGTGATAACCTTGCAACTTTCTTTCGAGTTAATTGACCTTCATACCAGTTGTAGTTGTACTTATCTAAGTCGATTGGGAATAGTCTAGTTGAATAAGTGTTAGTCTCCTTATTGAACAGACTTAAGTTCAACTTATCTTTCTTCAAAACAATTTGAACCAGGGAATCTTGGTTACTGATAACTGGCTGCCTTAGCATGGAATCAGGAAAGAGAGTTGGCTGCTTATTATCATGAACTAAGATTTTACCTGGTTCAACTTTTTCTGAGTACTTCTTCTCTGGTTTGAAGGGTTTGTCTGAGTAGACTGTATCTGGGATTTCATTGACCGCTTGATTCAAGGAATAAACTTCTCGAGTCAGTTTGTAATTCCTGAAGCAAAGGTAAATAGTAAATCCTAGAAGTACAATGAACAAGGCCCATTTTAATTTCTTCATGGCTTTTCGATTTTAGTGAAAACTGGGTACTCACTCGTTTCCTTGTTTTCCCTTAACAATCCCTTTCTTACCTTCAGTATAGATTTCTTTATGTTTAGCTTTCTTTCCAGAAAGCACTTTCCTAAAAAAGAAAAATATATAAAAAGAAAAAAGGGTTTTCAAACAGCTCAAAAACAGCTCAGTTTAGCTACTTTTCTTTTTGAGGCATTTCTTAAACCAAATCCCCACCTCATAAACCGAACCCTTGGCAATTGTGTACCTTGCCTTATTTAACCAGTAATGGTGATTTTTAAAATCCCCTTCATAGGTATCACCTCTGGTAGTTTTGTAGAGGTAAATTTTAAATTTCTCTGGGAATCCCATGATTGCCTTGAAATCCTCAACTCCCAATGGGTACCCATCTGGTCTAAATTGCCTATCTGCAGGTCTCAGGGTTAATGGTGGTTTATCATCTTCCAATCTATATACTCCCGGGAGAGTACTCATCTTAGCTGTCTTGATAGGCCACTTCTTTTCCTTGTTGAAGTCTCTAACCCAGAGTCTATGTATCTTTGCTACTGTAAGATTCTTTTTCTCTGGTAGCTTTCGATAATCATACATTGCCAGGGTTTTTGCCATAAATGGAATCTGGTTAGTATCAATTTCAGAGCTAAACGTTAGTGGCTTAAGCAACTCTCTAGTTGTCTTTAGTTCATTAACTTTAAATACTTCATCAAAAGCATTTAAGTATTTCTTACCGGTCTTCTTATGAACTCCAATGATGAGTAATCTCTTCCTTGACACTTGAGAGTTCCCATAGTCAGAAACTGACCTTTCATGAAAAACTAATTTATAGTCTTTCAGGGTTTCCTCAAAGAAATCCTTGGGTAGCAAGGATAGTAGTCTTGGTAGATTTTCTATAAGAAATACCTTAGGTTTATACTCTAATATTGCAGCAATTACTAGATTAAGACTACGATTATCCTGGGGATTGCCCAACTCCTTTACTTTTGATAACCTCATAACTGAGGATGCACCACAGTCTGGGGATGAAATTATGATATCTACTTTCTCATCAAATTCTTGTAAACAGAAACCCTTGTAGAATGGTATATCCCCAAAGTTGAGTTTCCATTGTTCTTCGCCCGGTGTATGGAATACTCCTCTAATCTCTATATTCCCTAACAAATTTTTCTTAAAAGGGAACAGGAGTGCACCCTGTCCAGCGCACACTCCCAATACCTTTAGATTCTTCATTTCTTATAACTTCTCAATTTTACGTACTTAAGCCATGCAAATGGTTTACGATTCTCCAAGTAGTATGGGTCTTTATCATTATTGTGAGCTTCCTCTTCGAAACTTACATCATGATACCTCTCATTCTGTTTGTTCCAACCGGCAAAGCACATGATAATAAGATATTCGATTCCATACCAAATGTAAAAGAATCCCAAACCAAGGATAGGAATCCACCAGAAGGATAGACCCAATGAGCAGAGAATGATTCCTAGAATCAGACCCACAATTGTACACTCAATCTGTTGTACTTGGTGAGTACGTTCATGGTCAATATCCTCTTGCAATAAATCCTCTTCTTTATCCTTGAAGAAGGAGTTATAGAGGAAGGTAATTGCCTTGTAACTGGGGAAAAGGAATACCTTTGCTACCCAGCTGTTAAAATGACATCTTTTCATATCTTATCTTTGAAGTTTTCGTAAGAATTTCTTAGCTTTTGGTCGTAAGCATTTTGTGCATATCCAGGACCATTGTACTTTCTTGCAAAGCCTGCCCAGTCCTTTTCCTTGAGATTCTTCAAACAACCAGAGGTATTCATGAAGTAGTACATCAATTCTAGTTGTTTTTCGTGAGATTCTGACATCTTATGAACGAATTCATAGACATCTCTACAGCTACAAAGATTGTGATTGAAGCCCATAATCTGGAACATTCCCCAACTTGCAGACTTTAAAGCACATTCTTCGTCAATTTCTTTGGCTAATTCGAGTCTTTTGTACTCATGAACACCTCCGAGATACTTCGATTTATCCCATTTAGGGAAAAATACTGTAGGATACTTCTTGCAAAGGTAACCTAAATCTCTGTCAGGGAACTTTTTATGAAATTCCTTGTACATGATGTGACCTTCGAAGAGTATTTGAGGTCTTCCATCAGCCAAAAATCCATCTCTACCAGCTGCTTCTACTACTTGAACAGCTTTCAATAGAGCTGGTTCTAGACCCAAGCGATTAGCAAGGTCTCTAATCATCTCATTTGTTAATTTATCCATAACTTATCAGTTTTAATGGTTCAATTTTAGTAACGAAAGTATTGCTTATAACCCATTTTCAGGATGTTAGTTGGTTCTATTATCCTATATAATTCTAAAATATAATGCAATATGGAGAAGATTAAGAATGAAAATCGGTGCAAACTATGTAAAGAACCAATCAACCTGGATGATTTTGAATCCTCATTTGAGATACCCCAGTTGATGGCAAAGAAACACGTTTGCTTTAGTTGTGGTTTTTGGATAAAGAGGAAAGAATATGATGAGAAATTATGGAAAGAGTACTTCAATAGTGGTACTACCAACAGCTCAAGAATCCCGGTAGTTACTCCTAATTGGGAACATTGGATAGTAAAACCCTTTCAAAATCTACTAATTGAAACGGGTACTTTCTCAAGAGTAAAATTGGAAGCTACTCGTTATTATATGGCTGTAGTAACCGATGCTTACCCCAACAAGGTTTGGTTCATTGATAACAATAACATGTCTCACCAGGGTACTATTCCAGAGCATCTAAGACATTTATATACTCCAAATGGTATATACCTTTCTCCCATGGAATGGAAACTCTTCCAGGACCGCAAAACAGTTACCTCGGATGAGATAAAAAATATGATTAATAATGCAATAATATAAAATAAATTTCGTATATTTGCATAAAGAATTAATTAACTAATTAGATATGAAAAAAGAAAAGAAAGAAATCAAAAAGCTCCGTGAAGGTGATGAACTACTCTTCCAACTTGGAGAAAGACAAATCGTAGAGAAGGTGAAAGTAGAATCCATTGATAAGAAAGGTGGGTTTGCAATCTTAAGCAATCGAGTAAAAGTTGCTAGAAGTTTGGGTCCTGATGATACCTATGCAAGGTTGGATGGGAAAGATGGAAAGATATTACCTCTTACCGAGGAAAACGAGAAATACTTTCAGGCATTCAAGGCATATTTCTCAATTAAGAGAAATTCCGAGATACTGGATAAGGGTCTCAGAAATATGAGTAAGGAAGAACAAGTAGAAGTACTTATCGAATTCGATAAGAAGTTTACCAAGATTGTTAACAAATACTTCAACAAAGAGGAACAATGACTACAGTAATATTGACAATTTACCTGGTATGCTTACCGTTCACAGTATTCTTTGTAAAAGCAATATTAGAATACTTGCCTCAATCACATAAGGTGCATTCACTGGTATTATTCTTATCGGTCTGGTTTTTGCTACCTTTGTTTCCGATTTACCTATTATTGAAATTCATAAAACATAAACTGGTATGAGATACTTTTTTGACAGAGATGGTAATTATGCTGGGTCATCAATGCAAGGGTGGGAGATTCTTCTCCTACTCTTGTTCCCAGTTGCTCTAATAATCTTCCTCGTATTCTTACCTTTCTATGTATTTCATAAATACAGTTCTAGAGAAGAGGATAAAAAATACGAGGAAGAACATCCAGAAATACTAAAAGTAGATTCTTATATTACCTGCTGGTATCCATGGCATAGATATTCTGTTGCATATACACTGGCTCTTATATTCTGGGTAATTGCTTTTATAATTGGGATATTATCTTAATACAGGTATTAAGTTGGAGCTACCCAATAAAAATTCAAATCTAATGGATATTTTTTAGTGGGGTTAAACCTACTGGAGAGTATAGGAGTATCACTGCTAGCAGAGGGAGTTGAAACTTTTGTAAGAGTATAGGAACCCAATCCAGTTGTTTTTGTTGTAAAGTATGAATTACTTGGTAAATTGTAGCTAGGACTAAAAGCATTACCATTCTTATCAAGGCAGGACCAAGACAACATTTCGAAATTTCCCGGGTACAGGTTAGCAATATAGACATTAATAGCATATCTATTTTGATTTACTATCCAATTCTTATTTCTGTTACCATCAGCCATAGATCCACCTTCGCCACTAATATTGGTAGTAACCTTAAAAAAAGCACTCGTGTCTACTCCATTGATGGTTATAGGATTAAAACGTATTTCCCAATATTCTTTTTCTTCGGGAGTAGTAAGGTGTAGATTTATTTTATTACCAGATTCATTTTGTGTAAGTATACAAAGCCCAGAAGTACCGTCATTTTGTGCAGTAATCTGAATACTATTGTTACTCTTGTCTTCCTCCAGAACATAGTCCGGGGTATTGATGCTAGCAGAATAACCAACTTCAATAACCCCGGACAATTTGCCATTTACATACTTACGCTTTTGAGATTGTATTGTCCATCTCTCAGAGTTTCCCTGTCTTATTTCTGCATATGCATCTTGGGTAGATCTCCCCCCCTAATTTAAGAACTTTATTTTCCATAATGTATAATGTTTTTAGATTGATACTGTTCCTCCTGCACTTGGTACTATAAATGACCCCTCTAATATCCAGGTAGCACCTGATTTAGTATATACAGCTACTTTATCTCCAATAGTACATTCTATTCGAGAACCAGGTTCTGAGTCATTGGCATAGAATGGAATCTTCATAGTAGTAGTACCAGTTGCTGAGAGACCCTGTATATACATCTGATCTGAAGATGATGTATTCTGTGGCCTAGCTCCCCTGCCAAAGAGATAGTAGCCTGTACCTGTGGGCAATCCAGAGAGAGTGAATGTTGAAGCCCCTTGTGGCTTCTGAGTTACTGGTATACTAAGGTAAGAATCCCCACAGGTTAAGAAGATATGCCCTGAACGGTCAGCTCCAGTTTGATTACTCGATAAAGCGGTCAGGGATAACATGTAATGGTTCTCAAGAGTACCCACTGGGGCAACGGATACTGCGCACCAATCGGGAGCACTACCCACATGGGGAGTTTCTGGCTTTTTAGACCCATCACTACCATTTAAATAGGCCATCACAAGAATTTGAGCAGTATTACCTTTATTACTACCTAAAGGCAATGTGTTTGAAACCATTTTTATGTATCCAGTATAGGTTACACCAGCCTCTTGAGTTACTGTGAGATTGATTTTGTTATTAGACCCATTTTGGGCAAATGTCAGAGTAGTAGACCTTGAGGACCCAGTATTTTTTGAATAGTTAATTTTTACATCTAAGTAACCATCTCCAACGGTAACTCCTCCCCAAATAGCCCAACTTACGGAGGCTGAGCTCAAAGTACAAGAGGGTGTAGAGGTTGAAACTACTTTGCCATTTACCAGTTTCCTTTTGAGGGAAGTGATACGGTAGGTTATAGTACCACCCTCTGAAGATACAGTATCTGTACCTGTATCTGTAATTGCACGTGCTAGTTTGAATAATGTTTTTTCTTCCATATTTTATAAAGTTTTTGGTTTATAGAAAGAACTTTGATATTGTAATTTACCAGAGAAGAGAGGGAGGTATTTTATTCTCTGGCTTCTTTGTGGGCTGTGTGGTGTGGGATATCTGGGCATACCCTTATCACGAAGAGTGTTTTTGGTGTGGTACTAAAAATGTGTATTTGCCTTCAAGGTACCCCTTAATGCGAAGGCTTCGAAAGTTGTGGTACTAAAAGGGGAGTACGGTTACGTTAAATTTAACATTTGAAAATAAAAAGTAAGGGACAAACATTTTTATTTATCCCTTTGCTTTCTTTCAATCCTTAAATGTTTCGTTATCGTTTTTCAAAATTTCTTTTAAGTCTCTATAACATTGAATTGCTAAATAAATTACACCAACAAATAAAAATATATTTAATAACATAGAATTTAATTTTTAAGTGAGTAGGGAAATATTTCCCTACTCTGATTTGTTTTTACTTCAAAGAGTTTTTCACTATTTCAAGCCCTTTTATTAGAATTGCTTTCTTTTCTTCTTTTGTATTCTCTGATGCAATAGAATTAAATGAAAAATCATTCAGCGTATAGACTTGTTTATAAAAGTCTATAAAGCCCTCAATTAGTTTTTTATCTGCATTGTTTGCAATCGTGGAAAGAAAATTGAAAGTTACATTTCTGAATTTTTTGCGTAATGATTTGATTTGCTTTTCGTTTGCACCCTCAAAAAGTTCTTTTTTGTAAATTTCTGTTTTTGTCCCTAAAGAAGTTTTGAAAAGACCCGCATTTTTTTCTTTAACGCTTTTCAATACGTCTAAAGCAATCAAACTATTTGCTTTTGCGTTTGCACTTGCTTTTTCTACATTCACGTTATTAATTTGCTTTTTCATAATTAAATTGCTTGAAAGTTTTATTATTTATTATTTTTATTACCTTTTCAAATAGACTTTCAAGACTTTTTAAACTATTCTAATAAGGTAGTATTTATTTCATTTCTGTATTGCAAATATAAGAACTATTTTTTAATCTACAAAATTTTTAGAAAATTATTTTCTTAAAAAGTTTTAAATAAAATCTTTCAAATATCTTTTTGTTTTTCTCACATTGCAAAGATACGGACTTTATTTTAATCTACAAACATTTTCAAGAAAAATTTTTGAGAAAATGAATAATTTTATTTTCAAAATTATTTTCGTGAAAAATTCATAAAATGAAAAATATTGTGCACCCTAAAAAGGACTTAATTTTTGCACTTAATTTTGGGGGTTCACAAGGGAAATCTTCGCACGCCTTGTAGTGGGCATATATGATATGTATAAGGATAATCCTATATGGCCTATGCCTGTCCTCTAGGAAGTGTATTATATACCTGTATATTGAAGGCCATTAATGGACTAAGGTGATAAAGAATTAAGGCTCTTGGGATATATCCCTCTATAAAACCTCTTGGTCCTAATTCTATAAGGCCATATATGGACTATGGTAAGCCTATGGGAAAATGGGTTTCATAGATTAGCCTATAAGGGCTTACTAAGTTAGCGTAAGTAAAAACCCAGATACCTTAGTTAGGCCCTGGGTTAGGTAAATTAGTCTAGGCAAATAGTACTGTCTGAGTCTAGGATTATTATATGGTCTGATTGGTATATAATATCCGATGAGACCTGTTTTAGCTTATTGGGTTGGTAGGTTATTATACCAGTATAGGCATCATATAAGAAAGTATGTAAGCCCTGGGATAAATCTAAGTTATTGATTTCCTGTTGTTCCTCTAGAGTCCAAGTGTCTAATGAGGGATCCCTGAGGATTTGAATTAGGTATTCGAAATTAGTTTCCATTGTAATAAGTATTATAAGATTAGTATTCGCAATATTCTCGTTCAAGGAATATATTGAGATGCTTGAAAAGTTTGATACCTGGTATAGGACCATCCTTCTCTTCGTCCCAGGTAGTGTATTCTATTTGAGGTTTATCATAGCCTTCGATTTCGGTAAGAGAAATTACCCAGGTTTGATTTGGGGTAAAATCTTCGATAAAAGCCTTAGTAAAGCCTTGAATGATTCTAGAACCCTCATTGGAGAGGGCCGTAAGGAGATGGGTTAATCGGGTTTGTAATTCATCTAATTTCATACGTTTATTATTTAAAATGTTATTATTATTACAATGCAAATATAAGAATAATATATTATATATGCAATAACCCTAATTGCCTTATGAGGTACCTAAGAGCCTTGAAGGTTAAATTGCCTTTATCCCTCTAAATCCCCAGGGGCCATGAATGGAGATTGCCTTTATCCTAAATTGCCTAATCCCCATCCCCTACCCAATGCTTATTATATAATATAATACTTAATGGCTCTTGGCAACTAAGGCAATCAAGGTACCCCTAAATCACCAAATTGTCCTAGAGTTATGCAAATAATGCTAATATAAATACTAAGCAAATTACTTACAGAGTTACTAGGAATATTACCTAAATATGCCCCATGAAGGCCTTAAATCCTATAAACCTTTTAGCCTTGAAACCTAACAAATAATTTACCTAATCACAAATCCCCAACCCAATGCTTATTATATAATACCTAATATAATAACTTGGTGAAGGTAATCAAGGTAAATTGTGATGGCCATTAATCGACGATGTACTAAAGCTATACTACCTACATACATAGAAGCTACATAACATACCTGTATTATATAATCCCCTACCTTCGAATTACCTTGAATGCAATCTATAATATAATACATATAAAGGGTACTCATGGCAATCGGATTTAGAGGCCATTAATGGTCGGATTTTATTGCCTTTTTAGGCCTTTTTAGGTTTGCCTTTAAAGTGTGGAAGGCTATGTGGTATGATGGCTAGATAGCTCTTAATGTATAGTGGCTTTGTATAGTAAGGTAAGTTTGCCTAGCCTTGTTTGCCTAAATCCCCAAAACCCCCGGCGAGGTACCTTGATATGTATTAGGTATTATTATATTAATAGATGGTATATTAGTTATAGAGGGGAAGGGGATAGGTAGATATTATATTATGTACCTTAGTTAGCGTTAGTATGATTTTGTTTTATTTTTTGTGTTGGGTAGTGTGGGAGGTACCCGGTATTTATTCCAGGTACCTTGATATGTGGGATAATGTTATCAGGGCTATGGTGTATATTATTAGGGTTAGTAGCTGTGAGATGATATATCTTATTTTGTTTGTTGGGTGGGTATGCTTGTGGGCTTGGTAGATATCCTCATTTCGTATTAGGATGAGGATAGTTCCTACGGATAGGATTATTCGGATTATGTGATAGATAGTGTTCATTTTTTTTTGTTTTTTAGTTTCTGTTGGGTACGGAGGAGCTTATTGTATTGGGCTTGGGGATCACTTAAGTATAGAGTGTAATCATTTTTGTTACTGCCCGGATTAGGGAAGTGTTCTGTCCAGGTATCTTGGTGTGGTATGTATATTAGGTCTTTCTTTTTCATGGTAGTGATATTATATCGATTATGGTTATATCTGTTAGGTTTACTTTAAGGATCTCTCTTAGCTTTAGCCTTATGTGTTCGGAGTGGAGGTGGTTGTTGTTTATCTCTTGGTTGGGGTACCTTAGATATGGCCTTAGTTCCTCAGTTCTGTAGGGGATTACCATTTCTTCTGTGAACCCCTCTGTGTAGTCTTTAGTGTGTCCTGGTACCTCGAAAGATACCAGGAATTTTCCTTTTGTTAGCATGGTAGTTCATTAGTTAGGATTCTTATATCGGTTAATTGATTCATATATTCCTCTTCTGAGGATATGTCAAGGCATTTGCATGCTATGTAGTGACCGTACATGGATATACCTGATTCGTAGCCCCGGTCTTCGTTTAGGAAGTTAGCTAATGGTATCTTGTCTACTGAGCATATCTTCTGATGACCTGGTAAGGTTTCTGAATCCGTATATCTTACAAAGTTATAAGTATCAGTGTTATCGGTCAGGATAGCAAATATCTCGATTAGCCAGTTAAAGTCCTCTAAAGGTACGTTGTCTAGCCATTCCCATCCGATTGGGTAGTTGTTTATTGTTACGATTGATTCCATGATGTTAATTGAGTTGAGGGTTAAACATTTGTTTTGGTTGGCCTAATAGGCAGCAATGAGGATAACCTGCTTCATCGAGGATTCCCAGTATAAGATATCGATTGGTATCTCTGGGAATTTCGAAATAGAAAGCTGGTTTCATGTCGCCATCTATGAATGTAAAAACTATCTGAGTGTTTTCTAGTAACCCATTTAGTTGTACATGAGAAAGGTAGTTATAGATAGCTTCCCTTTGATTTCTTGGGTTTTTATCCCATGAGATGAGCATATCGTCATACCAATTTGGATTATCGCATAGCTTTTTAAGTTGTTGTTGAATATACGGTGTCATGATTTGAAGTAATAATATAAGTCCTCGATTAGTTTATCCTGTTCTTCCCATATAGTATCTGATACTACGTATTCTGATACGAAATAGTTATAGAAAGGCCCAAATAGTATTTTTAATACTATGTCCTTGAGTTCGATATTGAGTTGTTCCTCTTCTTCGGTAGAACTGGGTTTGATTGCCTGAAGTTCTGCCTTATAGGATGCCGTAACGGCATCCTTTAGGGTTTGAATATATTCTGGGTTAGTTTCCTTGAGAATATTTATTTGTGATTTGAGTTCTTTACTTATCATGGGGCTTAGCGATTATGGATATGAATCCTTGTGGATATAGAGTATACATAATTTGATAGTTCCCTGTGGGCAAGAAGACTTGCATTATGTTTGCAAGTAATGGGTAGATTTTCCATTGGTTTTCCTCTAGAAACTTGTCCCAGGCTTCTGATTCTTCGGGATAATTTCCAGAAAGTTGAATGTGATATTCCTTTTGTTCCGGAATAAATAAATTGGTTACTACCTGAATTTCGTCTGATTCCTTTTTGTATTGAGTAATAGGATACCAGATGCCTTCGGTTTTCCATTTATTGAGTTGGAACAAGGACATGCCCTGTTCCAATACGTTTAAGAGTTTATATAAGTTTACCATAGTGATTATTTATTAAGTTGTCTAATAAGTTCTGATGCAGCCCGGGAATCAAAGAGTTGGGTTTCTCTTTTGTCGGATTCCCATTTTTCGAGAGCATTATATGTTGCCGTATATTGAGATATCATGTCCTCATCTTGTTCCTCGTCCTGGATGAATTCCCGGAGATGTTTTTTGAGTCCAGTAATTATGTAATCCTGATGTTCTGGAGTTAATTGAGGAATACCAAATATGATAGCTTCTACCTGTGATGGAGAATAATCATAGTATTGGTCGTCAGCACCCTTTGTTAGATCCATGTGGGAGATAATGTTTTCCCTGAGATTTTCGAAGAGAACTTCCTCTGAAGCATATGTGATGATATATCCTGAGATATAAGCAGCAAAAGGTTCATCCTCTAAGTCGATTGAGTAAACCTGGATATTGGTAGCTTCCTTGTTAATATAAAGACCATCGCTGTAATCATAAGTATAAATGGGATGAGAAGCAAGCAGTTCCCGGATGGCCTCTAAATTTTTTAATTCTTTCATAACGTCTATATTTAAAATTATTTGAGAAATATTTCTCACTGCAAATATACAAAATTATTTCTAAACTTGTTTCTATAATTACTTTTATTTTTATAAATAGGGAGCCCAGATGTTAGTGTTTCTGAACTCCCTGAGGATATATTAACTGATTAGGGATTAGTATAATTCATCGGCCAATAATGGTTCCTTGGGTTTATTTAATTTCTCCTTAGAACGTCTGGTAGCCCAATTCTCGTAGGGTTTGTAACTGAAGGTACGTGTTGTTTCATCGTATGCAGCATATACCATTTGTTTACGGGATATTCTCCTTCCGTAAGTTTTCTTAAGATTAGCAAACCAATCTAGATACTCCTGTAAAGAGTTAAAGATTTCTTTGTTCCCGTCTAAATCATTTTTAGGACGGGTTTTCCATGTTGCTTCTATATAGCATTGATGTAGGGTGATTGAAATAAAGTATCGGCACCAACTACCACCAAAGATAGTGCCCGTGGAGAATTCTATCTCCCGAGCAACTAATGGACTAACGTTATACTTTGTCATGCGATTGAGAAATTAAGTTGGAAAATCCAGTTGTTTCTATCGAGTTGATTGAATGATATGAACCTCCCATCGTTATCGGTAAATTCATTCATGAATTGAACTGCAGCAGATGCTAATTGCCCCTTATAGGGATTAGTATCGGCAGTTATGATTGATTCGAAAATGAAAGAATAATAGGTGGTATCATAGATTTGTACCTGATTAATGTCCAAGCAATTGAGTTTGTAATCATCTTCTAGTTTGATTAAGAGTCCCATTAGGAGATTAAGGAGATTACCCTGTTCATCAGAGTCAAGTTCAAATGTAGATTTCTTTTCTAAGAAATTGCGAACTACCTTAGTTAGTTCGTCTGCTTGATTGTAAGTTACTGAGTTCGTTTTCATATTTTTGTCTATTTTTAAAATGATATGCAAATATAAGCATTTTTATTTTTATAGAAAAATATATCTATTTTATTTTTAAGGAGGCTGAGGATGTGTATACGCTAAGAAAGGCAGTGGATTAGACTGCCTTTCAATTATTAAGGTAATTGGGGAGTTAGCAAGTATAGAGCCTCTCTTATGATTGAACTCTCCATAGGTTCTAAAGAGGGTTCCTTGTACATTAGTCCACCTTTCTTCTTTTCGTTTTCAAATATTTCATATATGGCTTGCTTTAGTTTAGTAGCTAATACCTCTGATAACTCCTGAGATTTAAGAGAGATAAGTAATCCTTTTCTCATTTCCTCAATATCCTGGTCATTCTCAGTAATGGGTTTTGCTTCTATTAATCCTTGTATACCCGAAGAATATTCATCTAACCATTCATATCCCAAATGTTGTAGGTCATTAATGAAGATACTGAATTCATCGTAAGTAAGTCTAGTATCAAAACCTACCCCATGGTATAGTTGTACTAAAGGTGTAAGGATTCTCCTCAATGTATTGAAATCCTTTAGGTGGTCTAATTTTATTTCAGACCTAATAGGTACTTTATATACCTTTTCACCCTTCAGTACTACTAACAGAACCATTAGTCTTGGTGGTAGTCTTTTCTCGTTCATAAGCCAGTTTTTGTATTATAAGTTGTACATAGGTATTCCTTTCCTTATAGATGAACATTACCGAGAGAAGTATCTCATGTTTCGGTAATATCATCTGTATGAAATTGCCTGGAGCAATTACAGTAGCTACTACTGGAGAATCCTCCTGAGAGAAATTCTCTAATATCATTTCTGCCCTCTTAATGGGTTCTGGTTTTGTTGGGTCCAAAGTTAGGACTGGAGCAGTTATACATTCCTTGATGCCCTGTGTTAAGGCATTATATAACCATTCATCTTTTATATCCTCTACTTGGAGGTTTTTCATTGTAATCATATCCTAAACCTATTTAGAGTCCATACACCCAGGATATTAGAAAATACCCATAGTTCCCAGTTTTTGTAAAAGTTATGGGGTTTACTGAATTGAGATGTTTGAAATATTATCTGATTTGGTGTTCTAGATAACATTTCTGCATGACAAGTTAATACTCCAGAAGATAATTGAGCTTTAAAAGCTTTAATAATATCTTCATCACTTTTAGTCTCTAATGAGGTAAGCAATTTAATAAATTCTACCTCTACACCTTGAGACATGTTTACATTTCTGAAGGCAAACTTTTCTTTATTTTCCATATTCGTCATTTTTAGATAAGAACTCTTGAGCTAGTTCATCTTGAGTTCTTTCGATTATGTTCTTTACTATTGTTTTATTTTCTACTCTAGCCCACATATATAGCATGCCCAATTGAGCATCCATATAGCAATCTATAAGAGATGGGTCTTTTCTAAATACATCCCATTGTTTTACGAAATTCATTCGAACCAAATCCATATAACCCTGGTCTGATATATCTTCTTGGTCTATATAAGCAGATACCCTTTTTCTTACTTCTAAAAGAATTTTCTCTAAGCTTTCTGGTAATCTAAAATTTTCGGGTAAACTATGATATACCGAATGATTTGGTATCAATTCCTCAAAAGTAAACTGATTATCGAATAGTTTCTTTGGGTATCTACCTGAAAATATCAAGGGTATCTTATACCTTAGCAACGATGGTACTACGTCGTATATAGCATAATGTTTCCGATATTCCTGATAGACATCGAAATATAGATTCTCATCGAATATACCAGATTTCCTCATTATTGCCTGTAAAGTATTATAAGCAGCATTGATATGAGTATTACTCGATTTGAATATTAAGTTGCCATTTTTAATAGCAATGAGTTCACTACAGCATCTCTTTCGTCTAAATAAGTTCATGTGATTAAAATGTAAAGTCAATGTATATTTTCCTTTTTCCCTTGAGAAATTTTTCGTGATTTGAGTCATCATACTTATGGCAAGCATAAGTCTTAGATGATTTATCATAATGGTCTCTTACCCATACTGGAGCAGTATCAGTTGGTTTTAATTTAAAGTATGTACCCTGATTAACCTTGTTAACCCGAGTCTCTTTGTAAGATGTCTTTGGTAGTTCCATATTTTTGTCTATTTTAAAATTGATATGCAAATATAATTCTTTCTTTTTAAATATGCAATATCCGGATATAACTATGGGAGCTTACTATTTCGGAGGAATTGAGATGCAAATGAGCCATCCTCTTTTTCTTCTTTCTCAAAGTCTTCATATTGATATAACTCTGGGTCTTCTTCGTCTGGGTCTATACGCATTTCGATTTCTCTACGTAGTTCATGATGTTCTTTAGAGAATGAAGACATAGCTCCCTTATAATCATCAGTAATTTGCATTAGCTCTGCTTTATTAAGGTTAAGACCCTCTTTACTGGTATCTACTCCTTCTTGTTTAGTAGCAACTACTTCGGGTAATGACTTAATGTCATACCTATCCTCCAATAGTTTAGCCTCTTCTGGTTTATCTAATACCCTTTGTGATTCCAATACGATTTGACGTGCCTCTTCAACGGTGATTGCATTTTGCTGTGTTACGTTGTTCTGTTGATTAAATTGGGCAAAGATATTTGTAGTACTTCCTCCAGTAAGATTACGTACTATTGATTGCAGAGATGTAGAGGATTCAAGCTTTAATTTAAGGGCCTTTCCCAGCTCTGCAGATATAAATGGCATATACTTACCTCCCTGGGATTCTCTCAATACGTTTACCTGATGGGCTATCTCCATACGGTCTTCTAGTACCCAAGCAAGTTGTTCTCCCATTAATGCTTGCAGTAAATCTTCTGATTTTTCTTTGTCCCAGATTCTTGAGCTTAATAGCCTATCTCTCATAAAGATACGTATGTAATTGATATCTATACCCATACGATATGAGAAGGTATTGATATCATACGTAATACCACATAATACACCATTACCCATTAACCATTGATTGATAAGGTAATTGTGTATATTTACCAGAAGTGTATCATTTGGGTTCTTCTGATATTCTAAAGCCATTGCCGTAACTCCCATAGGTCTTGGGAACCTTACGATTTTATTTCTTTTTTCTAACATACAAATGAGATTTTCTTATGTCCGAACTTTCATCATATCCCACATACTCTAAATCGTACCTTACATACAGATTCAAAGATAGATTGTAGAAATATCCTAAGTATTTATCCCTTACTACCGATAAATTAAAAGCATCACCAGAGATTAGGTCCCTGGTGAATACTAAATTACCTTTCCCAGTAATGGGGATTTCAAGGCAAAGTTTATAATCCCCTACCTTGAATTTATTCCCATGAAGGTCTGTGATTTCCCTTGCCATAATTTACCTTTTTACGGTTCGTAGGTTTTTTGTCTTGTTTACTACGGTTATTATCCCTCTGGGCAAATTGTTCCTCAATCATCTTTTGAATATCGGGGAATAATTGGATCCTTAGGGGAACTACCTGGGTAGCGAAAAAGGCATTCCATAACTTCTGGGTAAATGGTTCTCCTAACTTTAACTTGGAGATTGCCCAGAACTTGGTTTCGAAATTCTTAACTATTTCCTTAAACCGATAGTAGTATAGTTTATGGGTCTTAGGATTAATGCCAATGGTAGTAGTTTGGCAATAATCTAGAAATTCGTTACCTAATTCGGATATAAACTCTTCCCTTTTAAAATCATAGTTCTCTTGGTCGAGCTTAAATAATTTAACGTAATCGATTGCTTCCATGTTATTGTTTAATTATGAGTTTAGGGTATCCATCCGTAACCTGGAATAGATATCCCCTTATATCATCTTCATAGTATGAAGACCAAAATGTTCTTTGAATTCGAAAGTTATCTAAGATTGCCCCTTTCGGAATACCCGTAACATATATCTGATGTTTGGGCATCATTGGGGTTATTTCGAATTTACCGTCAAGGTAATTACCATATGTACCATAATCCGGCATATTGCCTGTGAACCCAGTGGGTTGTAATACATCACTTACCAAGGTAGTTGGTTGTATCTCCCTCTGATTACAGAAAAACTGTAATTTCGATTTGCCTATATATAGGTCTTTAACTATTGCCCCAAACATTTGTATACGATTATATGGGTTATACCTTCTTTCTTGAAATAGAATTGGTTCTGTGAACGTTCTTCTAGTTTCTTCAATTCTCTTCGAGATTCAGTACAGATTCTGTCAGATTTTCTTAGAATATCCGAGATGCTATCCCAGATGGGTGCCATTTCCTTTACAGGCCCAGCATAGACAATTTTATGTTTAGCCTCGATTTGAGGATATTTTGATTTATACTGGTATTTACCTTTGAGGTAAAGTACGTTATACTTTTCTGTTCCGTTTCTTCTTTCGTTTTCCATTCTTAGTATTATTATCTATGTAATCTGAAATATCATCAAGCTGCCCTAAAAGCAATGCTTGAATAAAGATGTGTATGGGCCTAAAAAAGAAATTCCTTACGTTATGTGGATTGATATACCAATCGTAAACTATAAAAAACTTCTTTATCTTAGAATGCTTAAGTGAATGCTGAACAAGCCAAGATTTACAACATCGTTTATGTAATTCGACAAGTTCTTTATCTTGTTTAAGCATCTCCTTATCAGAGAAGATAGTGTAATCCATTATGATTCTTTATAAAAGTTCCCAGACTGATTAGCCCGGGAACTTAGGTTAATAGAGGGTTATGCAACTTGTTCGGGTTTGAGAACCTTTTTACGAAAGTCCTCATATGCCTTAACAGCAGCCTTGAACTCTTTGGAGTTTTGGTCTTTGATACGAGCCATGGCAAGTTCCAATCGATGAAGTTCGTTTCGAGTTTGTTGTCTCCATTTCTTCCGAGCAAGAGTGTCAACTACATCCTCAGGATATACGTATTTTACTTCCCGATTTGAGATTACCTGTTCGATGATGGAAGGTTTTTGTTGTTCCTTAACTTCCTTGACAACCTGTGCCTTCTTGGAAGTTTTACCTTTGGGAGAGAGCTCTACCAATTTTGCATTAGCAAAGTTTGTGGCAGCTTCTTGAGCATCTTGTACCAATTCCTTTTTAGTCTTTTTGGCCTTTGCCTTAGAAGTTGTAGTCTTGGAATTTTTGATTCCTTCAAGTTGTTCAGCAACCTTGTTGCTAATAAGGTTAGTAACCTTGGTTTCATTCTTTTTCATAACGTCTATATTTAAAAAGTGATTAATTAATTATCTATTGCAAATATACGAACTATATTTTAATTACAAAAATAAATCGAATAAATTTTTATATTTGCTAAGGTTAATCGGCTAGGAAGTCGAAGATTTCTGGAGGATAATTGATTTCGTCTTCCGGGTCATCTATGTATCCTTCATAATCATCATTGTACCTGTCGTAGATGTTTTCTTCTGACGAGGTATTAGATACCAGGGTGCATTTATCCAAGTTATTGATAACGTAGTTATAAGCTTCTTGGGTATTCATTACCTTATCAGATATAAATTCATAGGTTTTATAGGAGTAGCCAGAACTTCTTCTAGAAATTTCATATTGGTTATATCCAGATTTCTCAATCTTATATAACTTCTTTTCTGGAGTTGATTCTATTTCTACCCTATATTTATACCATTGTTTCTTTTCCTCCTTGGGTTTATCTTTAGGCTTAGGCCTAACAAACTCAGAAGGAGCAATGCTCACTTCCTGGTCGAGATTTGATGGTCTAGACCCAAAAAGTAGCATCACTCCCAGTACAAGGGATATCCCTCCTATTATTTTAGTTCCTGAGTTCATATCTAGTAGTTTTAAACTTATTCTTTATATTTTCTCCCAGATATTTACCCTTAGATTCTGCAAGGTGTAAACCATTGCATATCTTATAAGGTACTTCATCATACCGATATACTCGGTTATTTTTAAAAGCTACCCAAAGTTGTTTTTTCTTTGAGTCATAACCAAAGCCCTCAATGTTAGAGGATTCGCAAGGAATCATTTCGACTCCAGTGTTCATTTCTACTGATTCTAAGTATTCGTTCTTTTCCATGTCTATATTAAAGTTTTAAGAGTGTTAGTTCAGGGTGGAATTTGAGATTTGCCCTCTGGAATATTGCCCAGGTACCAAGTACTCCCTGAGAATTAGTATGTACCCATTCATCTTCCATTCTGAATAATATGTGAGAGCATACCAGCATTTGGTATTCACTTAGCATATTTATCAGTTGAGGAGTATTCTCGATTTCCACGTATAATTCAATGTGCTCATCTAGTGCTCGAATTATTTCGTCATCCTCAATCTGAAGGAGTTTTTTGATTAAGTCTTGGGCAATATCATTTCCATTTTTAACGTCCTCTTTGATTGAGTTGAGTGATTCAATCTGAATACCAGCAATGAGCTTTACGATGTCTTTTGTTTCCTTGTCCATAATTAAATTTTCTTTATGCAAATATACTAAAATTATTTTATATAAAATACTCTTTTAATAAATACGGAGGTAAGTGTTAGCGGTTCTTGATTTCTTCCATCTTTTCCTTTATGGAGTCTGGAAATATAGCATCGTTTACCCATCTTAGGAAGAATTTAGAAGGCTTCTTTTCGGGACTTAGAAGCAATTGTCTCTGTTCAGTAGAGAACTTAATCCTTTCGGATTCTAACATATACTTGGGAAGTTTAGTGAATTCTGCCTGAGAGAAGGAGATTACGTTTTTACCAACTTGGGCCCTTAATGGTTTCTTCCTTTCCTTATAGAGATATGGGATAATCTTTTTCGAGGGTCCCCCAAGTATGCTAAAACCAAAGATTACCATTGGGTCAAATTTATCTGCTTTTGGGTCCTTAGCCCGTTTGATACATCTTGCCATCCAAGAGAATGAATTGGGATATTGCTTATTGTCGGTTGCTTCTCCCACATCCTTTTTATTGAACTCAAATCCAGGAAAGTGAAATAGAAAGTCCTCAGTAAGGATAAATACAAATCCCAATCCCCTAAGATATTTAATGATATCTTGTTGGCTTTTACCTTCTTCAATCATTTTTTCTACATCTGCAAGAATATCCTCCCTTGGTGATTCCAATTCCTTAGTTGTAGACCCTGCAGGTCTTCCTCTGCCCACATTAGGTGCCTTAGCAGGCAATGTACCAGATAACCTATCTAAGTATTCTTTGAAGTTATCAATATCTTGTTTATTAGTAAGAGTTACTTCTACTCTTATGGGACCGTTATGCTGTACCTTTGGACCTGAATTCATCTCGGTATAAGCATCTACCAACCTATCTGATAAGGGAGTACCATTCTCTGATAGTGTAGTGATTCTAAGTTTTGGTTTATATACTTCTTGTTCCATTTTCGACTTAATTAGAAAATAAAAGGCCTGAACAATTTTTATATTGCCAGGCCTTCTACCATTATTAACGAATACTCAAAAATATGATAAGTAAAAGTAAAAAGTGCTCTTATTAATCTTCTTCTTTAGCGGCCTTCTTTTTCTTCTTGTCTTTGGCCTTCTTATCTTTCTTATCGGAAGCCGGTTTTTCTTTTACCTTTTCTTCCTTCTTTTTCTTAGTTTCCTTTTCCTCCTTGGGAGCCTTACCTGAAGCAAGTTTTCTTTGCTCCATACGATATTTTTTCTTCTCAGCCGAAGTCATTTCTCTGCCATCGATGAGAGGATAATCGTATTTGGTAGCTGTTCTACCGCCATTTCCTTTCTTTTCCTTTTTCTCTTTGGCAGCCTTCTTCTCAGCTTTTTCCTTCTTCTCTTTTTCCTTGAGTTTTACCAATTTCTTGTTGTTCTCTTGGTCAGCTTCAGGATAGGCAGCAGCAACTTTGTCTCTTTCCTTATTGAGCTTGTTTACAAGTTCGGTAACCTTTTTACCATGTTTCTTGTCTTTGGTCCAATCCTTAGTAGGGTCCAACTTGTTCTCTTTAAGGTAAGCATCCAAAGCTTTCTTAGCCTTTGTGAGTTCCGGAGTCTTGGATTCCGATTTACTCTTCTTTTCGTCTTTCTTAGCCATTTTCATTTATATTAGGTGAATAATTGAATTTCCTATTTACATAATACCATAGTTATACCTTCCTAATTTGGGTTGGGATTTCTTTAATTTCTAGGATTTCTAAACTGCATTGTTTTAAAACTGCCTCGAGTTGAAGTATATCTTCTACCTCTTTCTGAGATAAGTCCGTAAAAGTTTGTTCAAAAGTTTCTTTCTGTTCCCCCCTTATAAAATTAAATTGGGCAACAATATAAGTCCCATGAAGTTTTTTATTCAGGGCTCCTTTAAGAGATATGAGTTTTCTTTTCAGATAATTACTCTTCAACCTATGGGATTGGTATTCGCCTTTCTTACCCTTACTAAGAGCTACCTTTTTAAGGTACGAAACATAATCTAATTCTCTGAGAGTTTGATTAATGTTTCCCACTAATAATCTTAAGTCTTTTTCCATTTGGGTCTTTGCATTACTTGGTTAGATACTTCCTGAGTTTCTTCTGATAGCATTTCTCTTGCCTCATTTATTATATTGATGGCAAGTTCCCTTTCATCTGGTCCCAGGTTTAATTCTTTATCTTCTAGTACATCAGTATAAGTATTTATTAGATTATCCAATGCAAGTATTCGAATATTCTTTCGAATTGCTAATTTCTCTTCTTCCATGGGTATAAAAAATTAAAGCCCACTACCTTCGCAGGCAATGAGCTTTTGGCTGAACAACGTCCTAAGTGTAGATGTTATTCATATGAACTTAAACTCTAAATTTATATAGCAGACATATGGGATAGTAGTTAGTAAGTTAGAGTTTAATCTTCTGATTCTTCCTCTTCTTCTTCCTTAGCCTTTTTGTTTTTCGGAGAACAAATAACGCCATGTCCTTTCTTAGACTTAACGGTAAGAGTTCCCGGAACGAATGAAACTGAAGTTGATACCGGTTTGCCATCCGTAACCAATACAGAAGTAACCACTACACCCTGATAGCCTTCCTTGTTCTTAACGGCATAACCAAAGTTCATTACCTTGGATTTGTCGTTAATGGAAATAACGTCGATTTGCTTGCTGTTAGGACGTTGTTCAGCCGGCCGATTCTTAAGTGCCTCTTGACGAGCCTTGCGTTTAGCTTCTTTTTCGGGGTCTTTTTCTTTATCCCCTTTCTTCTTGGAGTCTGATTTCTTTGTTGCCATAATTTTTAATGTTTTATAAGTTAATGGTTATTATAAGTAAACTTCTACGTTTATTAATAGTTGATAGTAAAGGTAGGGAAATTTCCCTACCTTCTTTTAAATCTTGAATACGGTTACCAGATTACTTTTTCCCTTTCTTGCCCTTACCTTTGGCTTCTTTCTTTGCCGGCAATTTGAGACCGAGTTCTTTGGCAATTGCTTTACGGAGTTTTTCGACGTCGTCTTCATCGTAATCGTCTGGGTCAGTTTCAAGGTCTTTGTCGTCGCAGACATCCTCAAGTTCTTCGAAGTCCATTTCGGCAAGAGCTTCACCGGTTAATTCTTCTTCCTCTTCGTCTTCATCTTCGTCGTCGTCCGAGTCTTCATCATCCTCGTCATCTTCATCTTCATCATCAGAGTCCTCATCGTCGTCATCCTCATCGGAATCTTCGTCATCGTCCTCTTCTTCTTCCTCGTCTTCGTCGTCATCATCTTCCTCTTCTGAAGCAAAGAAGTCTTTTGCTTCTTCGGCAGACAACATAATAGGAGCCGGGATAATTTTTACTGAGCCGTCTTCGTACTTAATTATGATTGCACCATTAATCTCTGTTCTGGAAACTTCTTTCAGTTCCACTTCTTTTTTCTTCTTAGCCATTTTCGTAATGTTTAAGTTGGTTAATAATTTATTTATATCACTCTGTTATAAGTTTCTTTACCAGTATGGATTTCTGAGTATACCCAGATTTTAATAATTCCTCCTGAGCAATATTGAATTGTTTTATCTCATCTAGAGTTGTCTTTAATTCTAATTGAGATTCAATTGTTATTGCCTGAGAGGCAAGTTCCTTGTCACCTTGATAAGTGACTATCTTAAACTTCTTACCTGCAAATGGGTTTGCTGGTTGATGTGCTGTGATTTTAAAACCTTCGTTATTATTCATTGCTATATTTAATTTTAGTTATCCCAGGAATACCCACCTTCCCAAATACTTCGGTATAGGATTTGTATTTCCCTTTTATCATTGTTTTATAGTTATCGGATAATCGAATTGGGTAGACCCATATTTTATTTTCTATCATCCTATTTGTCATTATATAAGCATAAGACCTTCTAAATTTAATACTCTCTAATGAAACAAACCCTTGAAATAATAGAGACTTCTTAATAAACCTTTCTTTAGGCAAATACCCTAAAAATTTAAGTGATGCCTCATCGAATATTTCAAGCATATCCCTTTGTGCTTTGATAAATAGTACCTTTTGTATTGGGATGTTCATCTTCTTTCTTAAATATAAAGCCAATGAACTTACCAATGGAGGATACTGCAAGAATAACAGATTGAATTTATTTTTCTCCTCTTGACTCAGCCTGTTGTAAATCCTGTAGGATAGCAAGATTGATTTGTAATCTCTTTTGCCTTGTATACTTGGGAGATATGCCTTGCCGTTGTCCATAGAGTTTGATTGAGTACCTTTCATTGAATTCCTTTTTTCCTTTAGACTTAAAGACTCGGTGCATTTGTACCATAAATCTTCTTCGTCGGTGTTTATCTATGTGATATTCATCGGGCATTATGAACTTCCTTGCTTTTACGAATTTACCCTTAAACCAGAATTTAGTACTACCCTTTTTAAGAAGTTTACCATTCATATCGGATAATTCTCTAATGCCTTGTTTTATAAGTTTCCTCCCAGATATTATATGGATATACTGAAGAACATCTACACCATAAAGATAAACTAAGGTAACCTTTACTTGGTGTCTAGTAAAGTATGGTATACCGGTTAGATGTTTCCTATATAATTTCTTTTCAGTAACAATCTTATTGGTAGTATCTGGTCTCCAAGTCCATATATAATATCTATCTGGTCGTATGGGTCCGTTGTTACTTTCCTTTAGTTTTACCATTTATATTCCTCTTTGCCATTCTATACCAAAGATTGATAGATTTCTCATTTGCTTCGGGGAATTTCTTTTTCATTCTCCGAATAACTCTATCAAGTTCAAAACCTTTTGCAGTTAATTCGAATACATAAGATTTCTTTGTACCCTTGATAAGATTAAATTCATCCCTCTCTCTTGGTGGTTTCTTTTCTCGAGGTTTCTTTATCCCAGGAACTCGTTTGGTTCTTCTTTGCCCATTTTCCCCTTCTTCTCCGAGAAACCCAAGCCTTAATCTGGAATTTCTTAATGGGTCATCTTTCGAATACCCAATATTTTCTAATTGCTTATCCATCCAATCGTCATATTTATCAATTAACGATTTATCTGGCTTTTCTTCTGATACATTGATATAATGTAATAAGTCAAATACCCCAGCAGAACAAGCATCAGGGAAAGGCATCCCTAATATGATAGCCTTTCTCTTTAAATCCTTATAAGTCATGTTTCTCCCAGAAGCACCAAGGAAATTTGATTTCTCCTTGGATGGAGCTTTCATGTCTTTTCTACTCTTTTTTGCCATATCATTAATATTTTAAAGTATTCATTTATTTTCTTTGCAAATATAAGAATAAATAATTTAATCTTATCTTATTTCTCTATTTATTT